ATACATTTTTTCAATGCTGTCAGGTACTGTTATAACAGTGGCTCCTGATAGGGTTACAGTAGCCACTTTAACAACCATATTTCTTGCGTTTGATATAGTACCATCAGTCATAGCGAGAGCAACTGTTGCTCCATCACTAACGGATACTTGTTCAAAACCACCTATTGCTTGTTGTACTAACTTTAAATTTGTGTTTGTTTTATCACCCCATGTACCAGCGTTTTCACCAGTAGCCATGAGTTCTAGTTTTAAATCTGATGAATATGTAGATGCCATATATTTTCCTTTATGCTGCTGTTGTTATCTCAGTCCAAGTTGTTTGAGTACCTGTATCTATCTCTGACCATGCTATTATTATTACACTTCCCATAGAACTCGTCAATACCACTCCAGTTACATTATCGACTACTCCAGTACCTGTTACCTCTGTTGGTGTACCTACTGCTGATGTCGAAGATACACCAGTTACATCATATCCAGATACAGGAACAATGGAACCAACTGATCCAGTAGAAGATACTCCTGTTGGTGAAACAGAACCAGTAATTGTAAAAGTAACTGAACCTACCGAACCTGTTAAAGCTACACCAGTTACATCTACTTCTATTTTAGGAGCTACTATTACAGAACCTATTGCACTTGTAGAAGAGACTCCTGTCACTTCAGCACCAAAAGTAATTTCTATAGATGAACTTCCAACTGCACTTGTAAGTCCTAATCCAGTTTGTGTAATAAGAACATCTGCTGATATACCTGCAACAGTTCCAACTGCACTTGTGGCTGCCACACCAGTAACAGCAACATCTGCGTTTGCAGTAGTAGTTACGCTTCCGTTAGCTGAAGTTACACTAACTCCTGTTGGTATGACTGCGTATGCTCCACCCCATACTTGGTTACCCCAACTTAACCTACCCCAACCAGAACCAACTAAAAATCTATCATCTATACTTACACTACCAGTAGATGTGGTAACTGATACTCCAGAAGGTGCCACTAATCCTGTGTGTGTTACTACAACACTACCGACTGAAGTTGTTGCACTTACTCCAGTGGCTGTTACTTCTTGAACAATTGTTTGTGTAGTTGAGCCTACAGAACTTGTTGCAGATATTCCTGTTGCAGCTGTTGAACCTGTTATAGTTAAAGAGGGAGACCCTATCGCACTTGTAGAAGAAACACCTGATGCTACTACTTGACCACCAATACCCCAACCAAATTCTCCCCAACCTACTCTACCCCATCCAGTATTTATAACAGCGTCAATAGTTACAGATCCAACAGAACTTGTTGCAGAAACACCACTGACAGTTAATCCACCATCTGCTTGATTACCCCAAGTTCCTATATTCCAACTTAATAAACCCCACGAGGTAGCAGATTCGGTATTAATTTGCCCACCCATATTGGGATGGTATTGACAATAATAATATAAAGTAGGTGCTGATGCAGCAACAGTAATAGTTGTAAGATAACTACTATCATCTTTTGTTACACCAGTGGTGTACTCACTACCACTATTATGCGTACCATCAGAAGTGGTAGAAAATCTTAGAGGATGGCCTTGTGCTGAACTATCGGACCAATCAAATACATAAGTACCATTTTCAGCTAAGACTAGAGTGTCTTGCTGCACTCCATCAATGAAATACTTATTATTTCCACTAACATTTACTACTGTAACTGTAAATGTTCTAGTGGTCACAAAACACTCCTGTTACTATGCTATTCTTAAAATACCACTTGAAGCATCAGCAGTTGGAAACTGTATAGTAAATGTTCCTGAAGTAGCTGTTTTATCTCCACCAAAATCTAATACTGCAACTGCTGGATCACCAGACGCTGTATCGTTATAGATTAAAGCACCTCTTGCTGTAAGTGTTACACCCACAAAAGATAAATCATCAAAATCTACCACAGCAGTATCAGTGCTTAATGCTGGTGTAACTGCCACTAAGGCTTTACCAGCTGCACTGTAACCAGATGGTGAGCTTACTTCATTGTCTGATGTATAAGATGTTGTTGACTTTCCAAGAGTTGCACTTGATGTATACATACTTAATTTAAAACTATTTCCTCCAGGATTAGTAAAATTATGTGTCCCTTTAAGAACATCAGTTTTAAATACATTACATACTACACTTGTTGTTATCGCCATATTTTTTCTCCTTTAGTTTGTTGGTGAAGGAGATTGCACAGGCACTCTCATTACACCAGAATCATACTCAGAGCGTCTACGTCTACCAACCTGAGCTAACATAAACGCTTGCATACTTTCATTATACTTATCTGAATACAGTTTGTACATATCCATAGGTCCTTTTAAATAACTAAAACACTCAACAAGTACACCATAAAGTAATAAATTTTCTTGATGTTTAGATAAAAAAGTATCAGTGGTAGAATTAAAATGATCTGGGTCTTTAATATAATTTAATTGTATTTCATAAGCTTGATCTGGTACAGGAGCAAATAAAATATTTTTATCATCCCAATTTGCAAAATATTTTGGTTGTCCTGTAGAATCAGTAGGATTAAACTCCGCTATAAAAGAGGTGTCTCTTTTTTCTAAAAAATCTCTAGTGCTACTATTTATAATTTGTACTGATCTAATAATAATACAATCATCTGGCACATTTAAATATCTTTGTGTGCCTGTTACAGCAGTAACATATTTACGAATATCATCATAATCTACTTTTCCAGCAATATCTAACTCTATATTTCTAATAAACTGATCCAACAAAGTATCAGATAAAACATTAGAATCTACTTCTGTATAATTTCTTACTTGTGTTAAAAAATTTGCATGTGTGATACTCATGATATTACCACTTCTGGACTACCAACAGAGGCAGTAGCCTCAACTGCTGTAAGTTTAGTTCCTAATATATTATCACTATCTGATACTCTCATACTAGCCCCACCAGTAATACCACTATCTCCAACATCAGCAAAAAAACCATTACTGATATAAAGTAAAAAATCTTTGTTATCGTCTTTTGGTCTAGGTCTAGCGTTTGCTAAGGCTATAGCATCAGCTTTAATATGTTTTCTTCTTATTTGTGGGTGTTTAGGCTCAAACTCAGATTTATGAACAAAAGAGCCATTCCATTCTTTTACCATCTCATTATATTTAAATGCCATTCCTGATCTATCGGAAATAGCTTTTGCGTATTTACCTCTTGCGTATGCCATCATGCACCTTGTGGATAATAGTTTTGAGGAGCAATATAAACTGACGTTCTTTGACCATCCTCCGTTAACGCTCTGTTAAGTTCATCTTCGTATAACATCTTATTTTGTTGCACTAATTGTGGAGAGCGTTTTAAACTTAGGTAATAGGCAAGACCAGCCACCATACACGGAATGAATCTAAAGACCACATCAGCTTGATTAGTATAGTTACCTGCATCCTCTATCCTTTTAAGATAATAATACTTAACATAAGTATAAGTGCTCGCATCAGGTGTTTGATACAAAGTAATTTTTGGTGTAGTTTGTCTATCCACATAATATTGACTTGGTTGTCCTTGTGATCCTTTATTTGGTAAAGCAGCATATTCACTTCTACTTATCTTAGTTAATGATACATCATTTGTTGTGCTAGATGTTCCTGTTGTTGTGCTTATATAAGCTTCTAATATGTCATTTGCATTTGATGGAGCATCATAAGTTGATGTACCAGCTGTAAGCAATTGTTCTTTTAATTCCACTTTCCATAGATGAACACCTCTATTACCCCATTCAGAAAACAGTATATTTAAACTTCTTCTAGCTGATTTTAAATCATAGCCAGAGTTAGTTCTTACACCGCATCTTTCATAAGCCTCTTCAATTATTTCATCTATGTTTAAATCAAAGGTAGTTGTCCCTGATGTAGCCAAAATTACCTCCTAGAAAACACCTTTAAACTTTGTTCCACGGATTGCAGCTTTACCACCTCTAGAGGTCATAAAGTCACCAGTACTTGCTTTTCTAACTTCTTTGAAATCATCTTCATTAAGAACTCCGTATGGAGGAGCTTTATCCAAATGTTTAGATTGTTTTTCTGATAAACCACCCGCAGCATTTAACTCAATCCTTAATTTACCACCAAAAGAGTAATCATCTTGTTTGTCTCCATAAACTTTACCTTTAGATCTTCTAGCATAAAGTTCAGCTTTACTTTTTTTGTCTTTTCCAAATCTTCTTGCATATTTGTAATCAATGTTTTTTTGAGATTTATCACCAAACATATCTTTTGATTTTGTAGCTGATGTTGATATATCACCAAATTTAGTTTCTATACCTAATCCTACTTTTTTTGTTTCTTTACCCTCAAGTTTACTTTTTTTAGCTTTAACTTCTGGAACTATACCTACACCTCTTTTTCTAGTTTCATACTCAAAAGGCTCATCTCCATCAGGTAATAATAATCTACTTATTGTATCACTCATAATAGATCCTTAATGTAATCATCCATAGAGGCCATACCACCTTCACTAAATGGTTGTGTATCAGGAATACCAGACTGCTTAGATGTAATAGTTTTAAAATCGTTTACATTACGACCTCTGGTTCTTCTTCTTACACTAGCACCTCTATCTGTTCTCTCTGTTCTTTTGTTTCTGTTTTTTCTTGCTTGCCTTCTTCTTTCAACAGCAGATAAATTTTTAGATTTTTTTGCAGGTCCTTTTGGAGGTCCTTGTACTGGTCCAGCAACAGTAGTAGTTTTTTTCTTTTTATCATCTGCTCTATCTGTTGTATACTTTTTACCTTTGTATGTAAAAGTTTTACCAGCACCTAATTGCTTTCTTGCAATTTTAAATGCAGCTCCAAAACTTGTAGCAGTAACTGTATTAGCTCCTGCACCTTTACCTTTACCCGCAACATCTCCGTAAGACCTTTTAGTTGTGTCAACATTTGCTGGTGTAGTTTTTGCTGCTGTAATTTTTTTTGTTTTAGTTTTTGCTTTTTCTGCTGCTTTTTGTTCTTTAACAGATTTTCTGGTAACAATTTTACCTGTAAGAGTATTAGCACTTCCTCTTCCTGTTTGTCCTTGTGGGGCAGTTCCACTACCTATGATTTTTCCTAGTCCTCTTCCGAACCTTTCTAGTAAACCACCTTCTTGTTTTTTTCTCATTTTAGACTTCATCTTATTCTCCTAATTAATATCAATCATACCACCATAGTATTTCTTTGTAAACGTACTCACGTTTGTTGGTTTACCACCAACTCCTTGTGCTTTTGCTCTTTTTCTTTTAACTGCACTTTTTCTTTGACCCTCTGTCATTCTTCTAGCTTTGGCTAAAGGAACACATTTAGGATACTTTCTTTTTGCATCTGCTTTTTGTTTACTTCTACCACATTTAGCAAATGTGCCATCTTTCTTTTTACTACCAATGTCTACCCATTGTTCTTTGAACCATTTGTCTAAACCAGACATTAGCCCAATAAATCTTTGTAGTAAGCTTGAGCAGATGGGTTGGTAAAACTCTCACCGTCTATTTCTTGTTGTATGTGTGAACCTGTAGATTCAGGCATACCACCTATACTTAAACTCGACATAGCATATAAACCTGGTGATACAAATTGTAAATTTTCATCTTTCATTTTGTTTCTTACTTTTCTTCTATTCTTTTTGCCTGCTAACATCATCAGACCTAGACCTGCTTTTATTGGTTTTTTCATAATAGCTCCTTTACTAGCTTTTTTTGGACCCCAATCTTTTCTTTTCTTACCACTAGGGTCTTTAATTTTACCTGCACAAATTTTAGAAGCGTACGCATTAGCATATGCACTTGGGTAAACTTTAAATTTTCTTTTTGCTGCTGCTTTACCTCTTGGGCATAATTTTGTCATAGTAACTCCTTTATTTTATTATAAAGAACCTAAGTTAAGTTGTAAATAACTTGCTCTTAGAAGTTCTTTTGTTTCCTGATACAACCCTCACCCTTTTCTTTTTAAACTTTTTTTTATTAGGTGGGTTTGTTATTTGTTGCCTCATCTGGCTTCTACTTATTGTCATACGAATGTATACTCTACCTTTCCTTCTTCATTTTTATCTGCTCTGATATATTTTTTTCTATTGTTTTCTTCGTTATAAGATACATGAACCCAACCTGAATTAGGGTCCACTCCATCATAAAATTCTAATATTAATTGATCGTATTTACAATTGTTATCTATCCAATCAGATAGTTCGTTGTTATCAATTCCAAAAATTTCTATGTCTGCTGCTTGTCCTAAACAATGTTGAGAAGTCCTGCTTCCACCAATCCTCGCATTAAGGTCAGGACTGCGATAACCTGAAGAAATAAAAACAGGTAATAAAAAATAGTCTCTAACTGGTTGAAGAATATTCTTGCATAAATTTTCAAGATTAACGATTGCAGTTTGATTAGGAGTATTATTAATACCATTTCTCAATGCCGTTTGTGATTTTGTAAATTCATGTAAATAAAAGTTGTCTGTTAATTGCATTTAACACCTCCATCTTCTTCTCGCCTGACAAATTCTTTTTTTAGGAGTTTTTTGACAGTTAATATTGTGCATTTTCATTTGTCCTTTACTTCTAGAACAATATGACTTTCTTCTTTTTGCTCTACCTTTGGTGGGTTTTTTCTCAGTCACAGCAGTCTTGAGTTTGGAACCAGGGTTGTCTCTTCTGTATCTCTCGACACCAGCTTGAGTCATCCCTGCTCCAGACTCTGTAGACCTGAAATACTTCTTAGTTTTTGGAGGCATACCTCCTTGACTAAACTTAAGAAGCTCTGCTGTGTATTTATCCATTATCAGTATCAGCCGTAATCGGTGTTACAAAAACTGTAACAGAGGTTACGTTACTAATAGTCAAGTGCATATCTGTTTTAAATAAAATACCATCTAAAGGCATATCCACTTGGTATTGGTCAGCAGCACTTGATGCTGGAGTAGCGATAACTAACTTTTGTGTACCACTAGCTCCACCATCTTTAAAAGTTAAACTTCCAGCTGATGCGTGACCAACATAATAAATAGATAGCAATCTTGTTCTACCTGACTGTATTGTACCAGTCGAGGTAAGAGTTTTTGCACCTATATCTGAGTTCATAATATACTCCTATTAACTAGCTACATCGTAACCAAGTATAGTGATTAAAAGTCTACCAGCTGTATATGTTCCTGCTGTAGCAGTTCCACAAGTTAAATATAAATATTGATCAGCTGCAATTTCACCACCAGCAGTTCTTGTGCCAGCAGTTTGATCACCACCATTAATAATCAAAGTTTCAGTTAAGTCAGCGATTGCTGTATCTTCAACACCAGTACCTTCAGTTGCTGAATGTAAATTAATGTCTGGATCACCACCAGCTGGAGTTTCAAAAGACTCCATAGTTACACCAAAAACTGTGCCTTGGTTTGCAGTAGTTACTCTACCAATGTATGCGACACCTGATCCATCTTTACCGATGATATCACCAGCAGTACCACCACAATTTAATCCAGTAAGATCAATCATAATAGATGTTTTTACAATATTAACATTTGTATCTACATCACTTTTTAATCTTTCTACTTGAGTTATATAAACTGCTGCTGTTCCTTCAATACCAGCACCACCAGCTGCTTCTGTTCCCATTTTACTACCACTGGTAACAGTTATCGCACCAGTAGTTGCATTTTTTGACACAGTTTGAAATCCATTTTCGGATCTAACTGGTCCTGAAAAAGTTGTATTTGCCATTTTTTTTCCTAGTTAAAGATATAGTCCTCTAGGGTGTCAGCCAAGCCTGTCTATATCAGTTAATAATTCTTGGTAATTTCAGTATACATAAAAAAAGGGGCTAATGTAAGCCCCTTCCTTTAGTTTATTTAGGAGAGATATTTTTTATGCTGCTCCTGGAGAACCGAATATACCTCTTGGATCAGAGAATCCAAAAGAATATCTTTCTCTAGCCTTAAATCTCACGTTACCAGTATCAAAGTCTCCTTCAATAGCTGTTTTGATTGGGCTTCTTACGAACTGCTTAAGTCCGTTAGGAGCATCAGTCATTATGAAAAAAGCATCAGTATCAGTTAAATAATGATTAACTCTATAACCCTGTGGGATCATTCCCATTGAAGCCATAGCATTAATGTCATTATCAGCTGTACCTACTCTTTGTGGAGATCTTAAAATTCTCTCAGCAGTAAATTGTAATTCTTTTGGAATTATTAATTTTACGCCTTGCATTGCAATTTTAAGTCCTCTCTCATCTACGAAAGCAGCAATGTCAATCATTGATTGCTCAAGAGATGTTTCACTTAAGTCAGCAGCTGTGCTTAATTCGTTTCTTAAAACACCACCACTTGCTAGTGGATGCTCTAAGTCACACAATGGTTTACCATCGCCACCAGTAAAGTTTGCGTCAAAAGCATTATTTAACACGTTAGCAGCTTTTACCTGCTTAGTGTTTGCCATTGATCTAGCTAAAGCTCTTGTGTAACGACCAGCTAATCTATCATATAGATTATCTTCAATTGCTTCTTCAGTAATAGCAAAAGCCATCGCAATAGTTTCGTGAGTATACCTTGCAGTAAAACTTTCTGTTGCTTGGTCAAAAGTGACTCCAGCACCTTCTGATTTTACTGGGGCAGACCCGAAACCTGATAGCATTACTTCTTCTTCAAAAGCTCTGTCTGAAGATTCTGCTGTAAAAATTTCGGCATGTTCATTTTCATACCTGTTGTATTCTAAGCCAAAGAGAGCGTTCAAACCAGGCTCTAGTTCTTTGACGAGTTGTGATCTTGATATAGCCATAATTTACCCCCTTATACGCCAGTATCAGCGTTATTATTTTGCTGATAGAAATGGTTATTAATACGAACAACAACATTAGCGTTTGCATTAGCTACATCAGAGTTATTTGGATCTTGTGAAATATCTACTGCCATTAATGCGTAACTAAATGATGTGCTCACCTCTGATACATCCAATTGTACTTTTGAAATACCAGTGTCTGTATTACCAGTTACGTTTGTTACTGAATAATTAGTAAACAAACCAGCTCTGGTGAAAGTTGCATCTGCATCAATCAAAAATAAAGTGTTTGGATCATCAATAACATTAGCAACAATATCGTCAGCAGCAATACTACCAGGATAATAATTACTAAATGTTGGTTTCTTGGTTGTTGGATCAGTATAGAAACATCCATTGAACACACCTATAACAGCCTGCCCGTTTCCAGCAGTATGTCTTTCGATGTCTCCATCAGTTGCAGGTATCACTAAATCACCTTGGAAAATTGCTGTCCCGTAGTTGTTTGATATAGTGTACCTATTCTGTTGGTTATTCCATGCGTGTCCACCAAGTGTCTTATATGGTCTAAGACCAAATTTTTCACTTACGTTTGCCATGTTTTACCTCCTTGTAAAAAAATAGGCTTGTTAAACAAATACGGTAGTTGTCTTTAGTCTAAGACTTACGACCACCACCAAAAGATACACGAGATTGTCTGTCAATATTCACAGGCATCTCTGGTCGTTGTTCCCTTAGAATGTCTTGGTCTACGGCTTTTACTTGATCAGAAGTTTTATTTCTAAAATACTTCTTGCGTTCCTCAACTACTTCTTCAGGTATCCTTGCCAACACAAGGCCACCAACCCCGATTAACCCCTGATACTGTCCTTCTTGAATCACTGGATAGTCGTGGTCGCCAAGTTGATTAGAAATTTCTTCTGCTCTTACAAATTCCCAACCTTCTCTAAGTTTTTTAGATACATTACCTGTATCCATTTGACCCACAACTTCTGTTCTTATCCAACGATGCTCAAAGCCCTGTGGTGCAGGAGGTGCATCTAGACTTGATGGAGGAGTCCAAGATTTTTTTCTTTCTTTTCTTTCACTTGAACTGCGTAAAGTTCTTTTTTCATTTTTAATACTCATTTTTACTCCTTTACGAATTTTGCGTATTCTTCTAATGGCACTCCTAATTTTTTAGCAATTGCTACTTGTGACCGAGTGAGTGTCACTTTTCTGCGACCTTGCTGTTTCCGCCCCGCTGAGGCAACAGTTTGAATCGGTTTTTCTTTTGCAAACTTAGCAGGAAAATTATCCTGTAATTGTCTGTCTATCTCAGTATAGTATTCATCGGACTCTGGGTCAAACCCCTTTTGTACTAAATCTTCGTGAATAGTAAATGCAGCATTTGTCATAACTTTATCTTGACCAAACCACTGATTATTTTCTGCCCACTCTTTAGCCCTGGGGCTAGGTTCTTGTGGCACAGGTTGTGCTGGTTCTTGTTTCTGCTCTTCTGTTTCTTTTTTCTGTTCTTCTAACTGTTGTTTTCTCATCTTAGCTTTTTCTTTTTCTACTGCTAGAGATGTTAATTCTTGGTTTGCTGTCATCATAGAGTCATAATCTTGAGCCTCCATAGCAGTTTTTAATTTTTGTTTTACCTGCTCTGTTTGTGCATCAACTCTTGTTTCATATTCTTTTACATAAGATTCATCTGTAATTGTTTTGTCTTTTTCAACTTTATTATATTTATTTTGTAAACCTTTTGCATAATCAAGAGCTGCTTTCTCTCTTCTCTCTGCTTCTCTCATTTTTCTTGTAAGTTGATTAATTCTTTTTTGCACATTATCAGAGTGCTGTTCCAAATCATCTTGTTGCTCTGTGACCTCTGGCTTTTTTATTTCAGCTTTTGTATCTTTTGCAATCGGATCTGTATATCCTAAATCAACATTACTTAAATTATCAGAATCATCTTCTTCTTTTTTAGATTCAATAGCTATTTCTTTTTCTTCTAATCCGTCAGTATCAAGTTCTATTTGTTCTTGTGCTTGTGACATATTTTCTCCTTAAAATAATGCGAGGACATCCTCGGGTTTTTTGATTGTTGCAATGATCTCATCATCATTAAGTATTCTGTGTTCGCCATATTTAGTTTTAAATCTAGCTCCAGCATACCTACCATAAATTACAAATTGACCTCTTTTACACCAAGGACCACTAGGAAATTTCTCTGTGTCCTGGTAACACAATGTACCCATCTTAATAACTAATCCTACTACAGTAGTTATCTCCATAGTTTCTTGTGTCTTATCAGATAAGTAAACCCCACCTTCAGTTTTACTACTAGGCACATGTGGTCTTACTAAAATTCTGTATCCTACTGGATCAGGTAACATTTTATAGTAAGCCTCGCGCTCCTTTTCTGTCATTGGTATATTTGATTTTTTTGTTTCTTTACTTTTTGGTATGATTAATTTAGGTTTTTCCTTCAGTATCATAATCGTAATTTTCCTTTCGTTGCAGGTCTTTTAAGTCCTGTAGCAATGTTTCTAAAGCATTGATCTTACCTCTAGCATAGTTAAGTTGTTCTATTGTGTCTACACTATAAGTAAGATGATCTTTTATTTCTTGTAATTTTTTATTTATTTGTTTCTTTATTATTTGGATCGTGTCTATATCATACATTAAAAACTCTCACATCACTTTTAGGTCCTAATTTTTTTCTGTGTCTTAAATTTTTATTTTTATACCTTCTTTTTATTTTTTTAGTATCGAGTTTGACAAAGTGGTTAATTCTTTTTGCCATATTAATAAGTAATAAAAGCTAAAAAAAACATTGTAATAATAACATAAATTACAAAATAAACTGTTAGCCTATCATCGTCTTTCATTTTTTCATATTCTCTCTAGCAATTCCTTTTGACTTCTCGAAGGATCTCATAGCTCCGAGGCCTAGGAGGCTCATAACTAACGTGACGAGCCCTTCCATTTCAAGATTTAGTGGAACGAAATCTGGATTAAAAAGAACAGCTACATAGGTTATAATCGGCTGAATGAAGAACTGCCAAAGTAAGCCCAAGCAACAAACCCACATTATTGCTGGGCGTGCTCCGCTAACAAATATACTAGGATGTTTCGCTTGTTCTTTATTTATCTCTATTTGACCTTTAGCTAATTGTTGTGCATGTTTCTCTGCCATAGTTGCTAAGTCGTGTGCAAGTTTATTTTTTTGATCTTTATCCTCTATAAATTTACCTATTAGTTTAGTCGCTGGTGCTATTAATGCTGTTAATGCCATATTATTACTCCTGTTTTTATTTTGAACTGATGCTTTCCATCCTTCATCAAATATTCCCATCAGTCCTCTTGTAAATTAATTTTCTTTCACCTTCTCTTACTTTTTGAAAACCAGCTTTGGTCAAAGACCAATCAATAGTTTGCGTATTATAAGTTTTATGATCATCTAAAATAATTATACTATTGTTATCCATTCTTCTCATAAAAAAAGCAATCTCTTGGTTAACAGCCTGTGTCGTATGTGGACCATCAAGATGCACTATAGAAAAAGTATCTTTTAAATAAATATTACCATCTATACTCATAGGGTAACCATCTTTCATAGTTTGAAAAAAATAAGTATCTGGAAACTCGAAAAAAGCAAACTCTTTATATTTTACTAAATCATATAAAGTTTCTACTTTCATACTATCTGTATAATCAGCAGTATAGGGTTCTACATCATCATAATGTTGATAATTTAAGTTGCCATATGGGTCAACCGCTATATGTCTGTAGTGAGGAACATCTTTTGAAATAACTGCATCCATAATAGTTTGAGAACCTAGTCCTCTACGCAAACCTATTTCGCAAGACAATACCACATCACCTAGATTTAGCTTTTGTATTTCTTCTGTTATAAATTCGTATTCTTTAGAGTCGCCCTGTATCACTTAACACCAATAAATTTTTTGCCCTTTACTTGTATCGGCTTTATGCCTTTAATATCACTACCTTGTACACCATTTTCACGATGTGGGCAACCAAAATCTCCAAGGTCTGATAAAGCTCCTATTCTAATCATTGTTATCCTTATACCTTGAGGGTTAGGACCCTTTTTAGGTGGTGGACCGCTTTTCTTTCCTATCATCTTTATTCTCCATTTCATTTCTTATTTTCATTTCAGTTAAATCTAGCTTTTCATCTGCCACTCTAATTCTTTCTTGAGATGCTGCTTCAGCGTCTTCTCTTTTCATCTTATCTAAATCTAACCTTTGCTCAAACTCATCAGACTTTCTTTCCATATCCATCATAGTTTCTTGGTTTCTTCTTTGAATATCCATAGCTCTTAGATCAAGTTCTCTATTTTTCAATGCAACAAGTGGGTCTGGTTTAGATGAACCCATTTCACCTTCTACATACATAGCAGTTAGTGCTGCAATTTGTTCTGCAATCATACTTTCTGTTTCTGCAAGATAAGATTGAGGATCTTTTTGCTCCAATAATACCAAATCAGGTCTGTTTTGTTTTACTTCTAATAAAACCTGTGCTCTGGCTTTGTATGATATATGTTCCATAACGTGAGATAATAGTAAAGCGTGTACCATAGGATTGACCTGCACCATTCTTGTCTTCATAAACGCAACGTGAGAAGCTATATGTGCATCGTGGTTTTGAAAATAAAAAGCTTTGGGTATTTCCATACGAAGTGCGTTTGCATTTTCAACTCCAGGGTCCATTGGTGTAGGTTTTTTCTCTGGCTTGAGTATTGTATCAATATTTTTAGTGCCCATTGCCTCATATACTCGTCTATAAGCTTCTCTTAAGTTGTGCATTTGAGGATTTGACTGTGCAATCTGTAATTGTTGACTTGCAAGAGTAATTCTTTGTGAAATACTGAAAATATTTGGGTCTGCAACAGGAATTATGTCCACTTCAGGACTAAAATCCATCATTTTTATCATTCTATTACCACCTACAACAGCATAAGGGTATGCTGGAGGTAGATAAGTACCAAAAACATCGGCTAAAAGCTTAAATTCTATACGCATAGCATAGTAACAACGCTTATGAATAGCTGACATGACCCTAGAACCACGCTCCAAGAGAGCAATTGTCGTTCCAACAGCTCTATTTTGCTTATCTTCACCTGTTTGCATATCCATAACACCAGCGAATTTTTGTCCAGCTTGTACAACAAAGCCTAAAAGTTGCATCAGTGTGTTACTAGGCTCTTTAAAAGGTAACATCATAAACTGATCTCTTACATTACCACCTGGAACATCGACATCTCTAAACTCTCCAGGTTGAAAAGGTTGCTCATCATCTCTAATTCTAATAGATCTAGATTTAAAACCAGCAGGTAAGTTAGATAATGTACCAGCATCTAATAATTGTCTTAGTGCAGCAGTTGCAGTTCTTGATAAACCACCAATCATATGTATTAAACCAAACCCATAAAATCCAAGTCCAGGTAAAAATTTGTAATGAACAAAATATTCTTTTCTATTCATCAATGGATCTTCAGGAGTATAGTTTCTGTACACAGATAATATTTCTTGAGAGCCTTCATCTACTGTAACGATGTAAGGAACTTTAATATTTTTTTGTGCAGGATCGTTAGGACCAATATATTCTTCTATATCTAAATGAACGTGCATTTCTAAAATGTTAAATTGATAATCTTGTTCTGCATTTTCTTCTACACCTTCAAGTTGATTATATTTTTCTTGTATATCACTATCATCTGATCTTGATGGTAGAATATCTACTTCTTTGTAAAAACCAGCTACCTGTTTTTTTAAAACTTCATTCTCGCTCATTTTTACTACATGTGTAATTCTTTCACTCTCTTTTAAATCTGTTGAATAATAAGGTACTACCAAATCCTCTGCTGGTATAAATTTAGATACAGCTCTATCCATTACCTCATCGTAATATACTTTTTTGAAAGCAGAGCCAGCTAATGGTAGATAAAATAATAATTGATCAAACTCAGGAGTATACTCCTCCATTTTATCAGTAAGCATATAATTCATAAAATCTTTAACTCTTTGTGCTTGTTCTGATTTTTCTGTAGTTAGATCACCAACTACTTGTGTGTTAACTGGACCTGATGCAGGTAGTAATTCTTTATAAGCTTGTGCTTGAAATTGTGTAACAGATTCTGCAAGCAAAGGATGTGTTACTGATGAGGCACCACTAAAAGGTCTCGCTTCTTCATTATATTTAAATCCTAGTAAATCAAGACCAGATGTATAAGTTTTTTCCCACTCACTTCTAGATTCTCTATCTCTTTTGTAATCAGATATAAGTTCGCCGCCCAATCTTTGTAGAGTTCTCTCATCCATCTCTTCAGCAAGATTTGCATAAAAGTTTTGCTCTAAATCTTCAGCTACCTCTTCTACTGGTTCACCCTCTGTAATTTCTACATCAACTTCTTCTGGTAAACCTGCTTTGTCTAATTCACCTTTTACTTCTTCTTCCATTATGTAATCCTCGTTTTGTATTTTCCATATTTGGTTTTGATGTCCACAAACATTCCCTCACTTGCAAAAGCTTTTTGTGAAGCTCCAGTTATTTGTTTGATACTTGGCACACCTTCAGGCATTGGGTATTTAGGTCCTCTTTGTAAATCTGCATTTCTTAAAGATCTATTTCTTGTAGTGACAACATCAAGTAAATCAGGTGCATTGATATCAGGTACTTCTTTTCTCTCTAGTAATTGTTGAGCTAATTTTAATCTCTCTATATTTCTTTTATTAGATTTTGATTTTGATTTTTTTGCCATATTATTTCCACTCAAACAAGTTTACCACTAAACCACCTCTTTTGTAAGTACTCATCGGCATATCTTTCATTTCAGGTTTTACCTTAATAGCATAAGCTTTATAATACAAAGCATCATCCCCTTTGTCTATCCTTTTGACCTGACTTCTAAAAGCAAGAGGCACATCATCTAAAGTTTCAAACGCACCTAGATGCTCTTCAAAATCTACTTCTTTTCCTGTATCAACATTAAAATTTTTTTTAGTGCTGCCTATAACTTTAAATGGTTTGTCAGGATCAGATTTTGCAACATCAATAGTTTTAACTTCTGTGTTATACTTTTTTGCTAAATCTCTCATTCTATTTGGTATGGTTGCTGGACCCACAATAATATCTTTACCTTTTACCTTAGGACTCATATCTCTCATCCCTGTTCTACCCGATTCAAGTTTTAAGTTTTTTGCAGAACCATCTCCTTTGTAATTACCATAAAACTCCATCAACCCAACTTTTCTATCGTGTGTTCTTTTATAGGCCACCATTTCAAATGGGTTTATAGCTACCCAACTGTGACCATCATTAGCTGCTTTTTTCATTGCATACTTAAGACCCAAGCTTGACCATTCTTTTTTATCCATTAAAGGATTATAAACAACATTTTCTCCTGGTCTTGGTACGACCACGTTTGACTGTCTAGGACCTTGACTCCTTATAAAATCTGCTCTATCTGCTAACTTGTTAAAAGCATCAATATCTGTTGCTGTTTGGTATCTACCTTTTTTTGCTATGTCAATCATTTCACTACCAATATTATACATCTCATCTTGATGTATTAATTCATTTAAATTAGTTCTGTTAAAAGGATTAGATCTCATATTTTTAAAAGCCTCAGACTCATAAAATTGTTTTGAGAAATTTTTTATAGTATCGTTGTCCTGATATTTAAATATATCTTGATTTTTTAATCTTGCTAATTTATTTCTTTCTGCGTCAGGTAAACTGTTTACCAGTTTGTCTACAAAATTATCTCTTACTTTTACAGCATCTCTTAATATCTCTTGGTTAAGATCAGATTGTATTTCATCAAGTACTACTGCTGATTCATTACCAGGTCCTCTAACTCCTCTAGTGCCTCCTCGTAAATGTAGAAGTTGTCCGTAAATTGGTCTACCTGTAGGGTCTTCTGCAAAGTGTCTTGCACTATAAAATCTTTTTACATCAGGAGGTAAAGAATCTAATAAACGATCATCAACATATAAAATATCTTCAAAGTAATTTTTACCACCTAAAATTCTATATCCTTCAGCACCTTGTTCTTTAGTAAGGTAATTTATATTTTTACCTTTTTCGTGTCTTTTAAAATTTTTTGCAATCTCTCTGCCATCAAAAATCTTTGCAAAAGCTTGATTCTGTGCCTCAAGTTTTGCTATTCCTGTTTGATCTACACCCTCAAAATTTTTTAATGAGTTTAATATTTTTTGACCTCTTGAAAAAGCCTCATTACTAAAAGCCTCACCACCTCTTGATAAACCCATACTAAAAGTATAATTTAGAGAAGCTAATGTTTCTTTTAGATCAGCTACTTTTTCAGCTTCCATAGACATACCTCTTCTATTTACTAATTGCTCTAAATTTAAACCTCTAGTTGCATCAAAAGAATCTCTTGCTTGATTTGTTAAAGTTCTTAAATCATTCATAAAAGTTTCTGCCCTATCACTTATTAAGTCTGTCCCTCTTCTTATAACTTTAATGTTATTTGAGGGAGAGCCTCTTACAAAACTTAATAATGTTTGTTTTGATATTGGAGAATCTTTACCATCTGCATCATCCATTAAATCTTTAAGGATGCCGCTTTGCACATTATTTTTTCTATCGTAAGCTACAATACCAGCATCTTCTAATTCTTGTTTAGGCACATTTATTTTTTTTGCAAAACCTGTATTGGGCTCTATGTAGTTTAGTTCAAGATTGCCTTTAAATAAATTTGCCCACTCTTTTGGAGGTAAAGCTTTTTTTACTGGCATCTTTACAATATAATCAAACAATGCAGGACCCACACCATATAACTCATTATCAGACGCAGTACCACCCATAGTCAAAGGTTGTTTTTCAACCTTTTGCTTTAATTCTTCAAAAAGCTCATCTTTACTTTTAACATAGTCTTGACTCTTCGTAAAAGAAGTCAAAGCTCTTTGTTCTACAGCAACATCAGGTGTAGGGTCTTTTACTACTGTCTTTACATTTTCTGCTTCATCTACAGTCAGATCTCTTGCTTTTGTTTCTTTTAAAAAATTACGAGCATAGTCTGCTGCTTTGGTCTTACCTAAGAGTCTAGCTATTCCTAGAACCATTAGTCTTTACATCTACAAAGTTTACCAAACAATCTTTTTTTTACTTTAGCTATTTGTATTTTACAATAGCTTACAGCTTTATAAATTTTTCTTTTAATTTTTTTCATTTTAGCCCTCAATAATATTTGTATTCTTTTCGAGGAAGTTCGATGTCATCCTTATAGTCAGAGTATAACTCCACAAAATTACCTTGTCTATATCGTAACATAGCCTGTGACATACTGTCCACATAGTCATCATTCGCTCCGTTAGGAAAAGCAGCACATTCATCAATAACATCTTCTGCAAATTTTTCTCCGTGAGGATACCATACTTGACCACTTTCAAATATCGGAGCAACCACATTTACCCTAGTATGCTTGTCATTACCCTTAGTGGGTACAAAAGGCACAACAGGTATACCCATTCTTCTAAACTCTTGTGTCAATGGTTCACCACTTGCTTTTTGTTCTATCACAATTGTTTCAGGCTCCCAGTATTTATAGGCATCTAATGCAACAGCTTTGAGTTCTGGAAAATCATACTTACCCCGTATTGCATCAAGTAAGATGATACAAGGTGTTACCTCATCTGGATAAAATACACCCCAAGTCGTAATAGCAGAATAGTCAGCAGTTTCTTTTTTACTAAATGCTGTATCATAACTTTGTATGACGTGTGTTAGATTAGGCACAGAACTACCCTCCCAAGCGTTCCACCATTCTCGTTTAATAATAGCACCTTCTTCCGAAGTTGGTTCTTGCATATATTGAGCTGACCAATTTCGTATCGGTACAGACGCTTTTATTTTTTCCAATTCATCTATAGCCCAATACTCAGGCCATACTGGGTTCCCTGATTCGAGGATCGCAGGAAAACTTACTTGTTTCCAAGTATCGGCTTTCGGTTCTGTTTGAGCCTTCAACAATCTGCCAGTCAAGTCATCTTCTGCCCATCGTGTCATAACAACAAGTATAGAACCTCCAGGTTGCAATCTTTGTCTGGGTCCTGATGTGTACCACTCATATGCACGATCCATAGCAGAATCTGACATTGAATCTTGTTCCGTGTGTGGGTCATCTATAATCAGTAAATCTGCACCACGACCCGTGATTGACGCTCCGACGCCAGCTGCATAATATTCTCCACCTTGATTTGTTTCCCATCTACCTTTAGCTTTGGAGTCCTCACGAAGCTTTACATCCCCAAAAATTTGTTTGTATTCTGGTGAATCAATAATATTACGAACCTTAGAACCAAACCTTACTGCAAGTTCTGTGTTGTGAGAAACCTGCATTATTTTCATTTTTGGATACTTTCCAATAATCCAGGCAGGGTAGTATACGGAAGCAAACTCAGATTTAGTGTGTCTTGGAGGCATATTTATAATGAGCCTCCCTTTTTTTTCAGAGGCAATCTTTGTAAACTCGTTAGCTATTATTTGGTGATGTCCAATCTTTTTCTGATCTGTGGTTTTTCGGTATATAAACTCGGGCCAGACCTCTTTAACAAAATATAAAAAATTGTCTTGGCAGAGTTTTACGTGCTCAATCCATAGCTTTTCTACTTCGAGCCTCAGTTTTTCTGTAGGTAAATTGTCTGCTTTCATACAATACTTATACTACATTTGAGAGGTTTGTCCAATATGTACATCTATTCAACTTACCCTAAAGATAAGATTTTTTTTAGACACACACATTCCCTCGTTAATTTATAAAAAAATCCGTCTGATTTTCATTTACTATTTGAGCCTTTTTTTTTACACAAAAAAAAACTAGACCGAAGTCTAGTTTTTTAAAATCTTATTTTTAGAAGTATTACATAAAATTTATTATGTAATGATTAATACAAAAGTATAACCAATAAACAGTAAACAAAAAACTAAATGCAATAAATATTTTAATACCGATTATTTTCATAACTATGCTCCATAGTTTTTCATTATTTGTTTTGTTCTTAAATGAGTATAAACTTTTTGCCAATATTGTATAACTTCATTACTGTAATTTTCTTTATGAAGTTTAGCAATTAAATTAATGACTTTGTTTATTCTCATACTTTGTTTTAACTTTTGTGTTTCAATAGTTAAATCATCTATATCTTTTTTTAAATCTTCTTTTGTATACATTTTATTATCTCCCTTGTAATACTATCTGTAATTCTGCTAAATAAGTGTTGACTTTATTTCTCAAATCATTCGTTACTTCTGAATTAGGATATTGAGCATAAATCTCAACGATTGCTTTTTCTAATGCACTACAGATTAATTGATAATTAATCTGCTTTCTTTGTTCATTAGTTATTGAGTTGCTTAATTCGGTTACTCTGCTAGGAGTAACCAAATTATTGTTAGTGATTAAATCGAAAATGTCAGTCATTAAACATCTCCCTTTGTTATATGATATTTAGTAGACTTTCTTTCTTTAGTCTTATAGAAATCATATAAATCATCTGCTTTTAATCTGTCATTGTCTATTATAGTACTAGTATCTTGAACAATAACTAGATCATATTTATTTACTTCATTAGCAAAAGAGTAAGACAATTTCTTATCTAGTATTCCAAGTATATCTTTTTTAATACTTGCGATCTCTTTTGCTGTTTCTTTTTGTTGTTTAGATAACTGCTCTAATCTAATTATGCTAGTTTCTAAAAATGCTTTTTTGTCTAAAGCGTTTAGTTTATATTTTTTTACCATTTTTAAAACTCCGTTTTTAGTTGGTATTAATAAAAGTATCACTTGATACAATTATTATTATAGGAGTTTATCGGATAAAGTAAAGTAAATAATTAAATAAAATGTAACTTTTTTTTAAAAAAAATTTCAGCTGGCGATTTTTTTTGCCAGCAACAAGAAGAAGTGGATACCATTCCAGAAGAAACGGGAACGGGACAACGGCTTCCAACCGAGAACGCAGAGGTTTGTTTTCCCTCCCGTGCGATCCGCGGCTGCCTCCCTAACTATAAATTAAAAAAATACTATTTCCAGAAGAAACGGGAACGGGACTCACGTTCTCCAGTACAATAAAAAAAGAGAGAGTGCTAGATATAGCACTCCCTCCCCAAAAAGTAAAAAGCCTTCTAGCAAATTTCAAAACCTCCACTTGCTCTACAAAAATTAATAAACTCTTTTACATTGTCCAAGCTAAAAGGATAATGTGCTTTATAGTCTGTCATTTTCTGTATGTCGCTCCATTGACTGTAAAAAGGTTCTGGATAATCTTTTGGAGCTAAATCTTTCTTTCCAGTTTTTTCTTCAACTATTTTTCTTAACTCCTTATGTTTCTCATCAACCTTCTTATTATGTTCTCTAGCTTTGTCCATTATTTTTTTGTTTTCTTCTTCCATTTTTTGGACTGCTCCTTGTTCAATAGCCTCTTCCAACAAGTCAGCAATTTTCAAGGCGATATCTTCTTCAACTCTATGACCTCCATTGCTATGCCAACCTTCTCTATCCTTGTCGTCTAGTTCTTCATCAGCTAACCACAAAACAAAGTCTGCTAATGGTCGCCACCACCAAACATTATTTCTAAAATAATAACCTGGATTTTCTTGTTCAAATTTTTCTACGTCTTTAAAGTATTGGTCTGCCTCTGCCTTTGTGTGATTCTTCCAATCAATAGTTGGTCTTTCACTTTTTAATTTTGGATTAAGTCCGTATAAATCAAATCCCATTTTTTTTCTCCGTTTAAGTTTAAAATTAAATTATACTATATATATCGGATAATGCAAACTATTTTTTCCAAGTGGTGTGACCGAATCGCAAGTTAATGAACTTTTCAATTTCCCGTGCCGTGCGCCGCCGGGCTGGAAACTTAACTAAAAGAAAAAAAATCCCGTTTCCGTTTTAAACGGGAACGGGACTAGCTTGTTTATAAAATTGTAGGATCTACTGCTTTATCAATAGTTATTAAATAAGCATCTATGCCCCTGGTACTTCGTAGACCAAAGTGTTCTGCATATTTTTTACACGCCTCATAGGTCGTACTAGCTTCTACAGTCCTCTTACCATAATCGGAATGAATCACATAATAGTTATACATCTTCATCCACCTTTGGGAAATGGTCAGGGCTTTTACCAAAGTTGTCATAATATTTTTGTAGACCTTCTTTGTCTATTATTTCTATGCCCTCCTCTCCTTTTACTTTAATAAAACCACGGTCTTCAAAATCTTTCAAAGCTTGTATGAAATGTGGGTCTTGTAACATTAGTTTTGTTAAATCATCCATTTTTTTCTCCGTTTGTTATCCGATAATTATATTATATATAGTCCTTCTTGTCAAAATTTTTTTTCATATCATTTGCATCATGCGTTTTCCCACTCACTCCTGCGGCCCTGGCGGCTGGACTCTTACTAAAAACCAAGTCATTTATTTCCATTTCAAAACGGGAACGGGAACGGCATTTAAAAAAGCCAAGCAATGAACAAGACAAGGAAGACACCAGCGAACAGTGCTCCCCTCGGGAACACTGCCGCAAAAGCTACGACCATCGCTAAAAAAGCAAGCATTAAAACTGCCTGATAAGTACACGACCCTCAGGCAAATTAGCTACCCACGTCTTGCCCTCTAAATCATCAAAGGTATTTATATTGTTATAGTCTTCTTTTAGCTTTTCAAATGATTCGTACTCGGCATATGTACAGCAAAACGCCACAGGGTCGTATTCGACATTAGAGCCCATCTCATCTTCCCATTCAAAGATTTGCTTCCACCCCTCAAGACTAAATTGCTTCCAGCGGTAGTGCTGCCTCACCTGCTCGATAAATTTTTTTTTGTTTAAAGTTATTTTCATAATTTTCTCCGTTTGTTATCCTTTATATATATACAGGATTTTACAGGATGTCAAGCCCTGATGCAGCTCATGCCTGGATCCATGCAGCCAGCCAGATTGAACACGGAACCCGCAGAAAACTGGGGTTTGTTGAGAGGCGTTTTCCCACTCACTCAGCTGCGCCGCAGGGCCGGAATCCTGTAACAAATCTCAAACCCAGACTGGGGTTGGGGTTGAACGGGAACGGGAACGGCACTCTGGCCATCCAGGCAGCCAGCTACAGGACCTGATCCTCTAACCACAAAAGGATTTGTAGAACGGGAACGGGAACAACGGGAACGGGAAGCACGACACCAGGTTCACGAACCTCGAGAAGTTTAGGGGGTTCACGCTTGAGGGGCCAGTTCAGAATAAAGCAATTACCACCTGCTCGTTTGTATTTTAAATGCCACACTATTTGATATTTAGAAACACCTGCATTCTTACCTGGATTAGCTTTTAGCTCTAACCAAAAAATATATCCTTTAAAAACACAATGAACATCAGGGATTCCGTTCATTGTAGGACTTTCTATTTTACAAAAATATGCCTCTTTGTGTTGCTTTTGAAAAAGGTTAAGATACTGCCAAATTTTTTTTTCACTTAACCTTTTTTGTTGTCGGTGTGACGTCGATAATTGTGCTGCCATCATTTATTTTTTTCTCCAATTCTTGTAATCTTTTTTCTAATTGTTCTCTACTCATACCTTCTAAAGTCGAATGCAATACCTCTTTTTTGTCTACAAATTGTCCAGCAAGTTGTCCTGAACGAAACTCGGCATTGATTGCACCTGTGTATTGACCTTTTGCTTCTGCTCCATCACGCAGTCTTTCAAAAGTCTTATATCTTCTTAATTTATCTTTTTCATATTTTTCTTGCTCCCTACTTAATTGTTGCTCTAAATATCTACATACATGTGGATTAAGATTGGGGTTTGTAAGTTTACTAGCTAACACCATTGCAGCATCTTTATTTTTACTTTTATATCCAGCTTTTAACAAAGCATCTACTTTAGAAATATTACCCCAGTCTTGGACTAATATATCAATAAAATTTTTTTGTTTTGTTGTTAAATCTTTAACTGTTCTTAATTGTTTAGGTCGTTGTGGCATATATATCTCTATAGAATAAATTTATTTTTAAAAAAAATGCAAGGTCGCAGTCCTCTCTTTTCCCAAAACTTTAGGAATTTTCCCAAAACTTTCCTAAAAGTTTTTTTCTGTAACCCTAGTGTTTCTGCTATTTTTCCCATTTTCCCAAAACTTTTGCTAATTTTACACTTATGTTTTTAAAAAAAGTTTGTATAGAGCTATATAGTAGAAAAATAGAAAGTTTAGTTTTTTGTAAAAAATTCATTGACTTCTCCTTAACATTATCATATTTATATTGTGTGGGATGATATTTTTTTATCATACTACTCCGTTTGGTTTAAAGTGGTGGTTTTTTTATTATCTATTTCAATCACCACTTTTTTTATGACAAAGCATTTAAAAATAAAGTTGATACATAATCGTTTTGTACATCTTGTAAAATCTTTACTCTTAATCTTATATTAGTCATCTCTTTCTTAATACTGCTTTTACTTCTATGATCTGGCTCCTGTCTCGTCTTTCGAGATAGTTTGTTATATTCGAACCATAATAATTGTCTTTGTGTAAACGTTATTTCTTTCTTTTTTATCGCTCCACGATACGCATATATCACCTCATCAGGATCTAACTGTGCCCAGTTACATATTTGCTCAAAATCCCTACAGTATGATAAAATCCAATTATGTGCAGTAGTCTTGAGCGTAGCTGACTTTCTATCGGATCTAAGTATCATACAATCCTCCAGGGCATTTATAACAACAGCTCTCCATAAATAATTCTCTGGAATCATATTGTCATTGTTAAATAAAGCTCTTGCAAATCTATATCCTAGTTTCAGTAAAAATTGTGCACTTGGAGGTTGAAAATTTTGCCTAGTGACCATATTGTTTTACCAGACTAGATAATATTTCAGCATATTTTTTTTCCAGTTTGGTGAGGTTTTTGTTTTTAAAAAACCAATAATCTTCAAGCATAGAATTTATGTAATCAAATTTTTCTTCAGCTGTGCAATCATCTAAATCAATTAACTCTAATGTTAATCCATCCTCTAAATCACTCCAGTCAAAAATTTTCTTTACCATATAGTCTAGTATAGATTTTTTACTCATTTATCTCTAGCCCTTGGTTTAAATTTAATTACATTACTATTTTGCTTTGGTTTTAACATAACTGTAATTTTTTTTCTAGGTAACGCTAATATTTTTTGTATATCACCAAAAAAATCAGGATCATAACCTGATAGATAACCAAAAGTTTTTTGGTAATACAGATTTTCTATCATTTTAGATACTAATATATATTCTTCTCTGGTGCATCTATTTCTAATTATCTGCATTATATCTAAGAAAAATTCTCTATTATTTATTTGATCCATTTGACCTCCAGTTATGTTCTGGCTCGTCAATCGTGATTCACGTTTCTTGTTTCTTCATTCTCCTGTGCCCTCTACTAAATGTATTTGTTTGCGAATTACAGTTCGGACACAAAAAACGTAAGTTCTGTAATCTATTATCGTTATTTACACCATTAATATGGTCTAACACTAAAGTCAAGGGTTTACTTTCCCAGAATGGTTCTATACCACACACGGAACAATGGTAAGGGATCAACTCTTCCATAAGTATACGATCCTTGACTCTGTGTCTCGGGTGAGATGAATTAGGAATGAACACTTCCCGATTGTGTATCTTTCTCATACGGATCTTGGTAGCCAGTGACATTTTTTTGCCTTTGTTCCACGCTTTGCCCATATGCAATCCCTGTATACATATTATGATTACACACTTGATGGTTTATGACCATAACCTAGCTTCCGTTTTTACTTTTAGCGATCATCTCTTGTTTAAATTTTGCAAAATCTTTTTTTTTATCTTGTGCACAATTTTGTATGTAATCGTTGATCAGCTTTGTAATCGTACCAGCTAATTTTCTGTTTTTCATATATGACACACCTCTTGCAGCGTGATAATCGTCTACGTTCAAAGTTATGCTCTTCCATTTTGTCTTATCCATTATACCTCCTATTAAAATGTTGGGTCATACAAAATTCCTTTTTTCTGCAATTTTTCATAATATTGCACTTCTTTACGCAAATAAGATATAGTATCAACACTCTTACCCTCCCATTCTGCGTCTGATAATTTAAGTCTATATTTTCGCAGCTCATCTGCTACTGTCTTTATTTTAACATCCATCAAACTACACATATTAACCTCCCTATTAATCGTGACAAAAACAAGCATCATCGGACTTATCAAACTCAAACAAGTCCAATTGATTTTTACTAATTTCCAACATGGTTTTGTAATCAGGTCTATCGTGTCTAAATACAAAACCATCTTTTGATTTGTTACCCAATTGTTTTTTTTCTTGATCTATCCACCATTGTGCTTTTTCTGGGTAGTTCTTCATAATATTCATAATAGTGTTCTTGCCTTTTAAAAAACATAAATCACAATTACCCAAAGGTGTTTTACCATTGATGCCTGGTAATTTAAGATCAAAGTTATTATTTTTCCAAAACTCAGCTACGTGTTTAACTGTCTTCTTTTCTATATGTAATGGTGCTTCGCTATCCCATCTCTCTTTTTCTTTTGCTCTTCTTAATCTTGCTACCCTATGTGGTTCGTCATATCGTAAACCAACATAATTTACCCAATACTTATGTCCTCTTGACAACATAAAATCTTTCATAACTTTTATTTTTAGTTCTGAAGTACAGTATCTTGTTACTGGGTTTGGTAAAAATTTTCTTTTGTTTATTAGTTTATCGTAGGGTTCCCCGTTTCGTGATGCGGAGTTGTGGTTTACTTCTCTAAATTTATTTGTTTCATCCCACTCAACCCAATCTATCTTTACATTCCAATTTATCTCACAATCACGAACAAAATCTAATGTGGCATTCATCTCTTTACCAGTATTAGAAAATACTATGTGTACATCTTTTGGTAACTTACCATCATAAAAATCTAGTATTTGATGCAACATATATCCTGACGTTCTACCACCAGAAAAACTAATGCAGCCCGGAGTGTCTAAGTCGAAACCTGACACTCTATCAGTTCTGCGTATGAGTTCTTTAGCTTTCGTCATGTCCGAATGCTTCCCTTGCCATCCTTTCACCTTCTTCTTCATAGTAAGAATTTGATTCAATAGTTTGCAACTTTAATTTAATTAAATTTATTGCATCTATCTCATCAAACATTGGTATTTTATGATCAACGTCATATCTATCTATATATAAACTTTGTAAATCTTTAATAACCTCTTTATGTGAATCGGGATCGTCTGTAGGATTACCTTTGTAATCAATAGGGTGTACCTTATCTAATATCTCAGTTAGATCTTCTATAAACTGTTTAAATGTTTTTACTCTATATGAGCCTGTATCGTCTTTTGGCATTTTATCTCTCCATTATGTTATGTGGGTGGCTGTGATTAGTATGTTAAAAAAGAGTACCACCCACTATTATAATGTAAGGTATTTTATCGGATAATACAAGGGGTTATTGACATATAAGGGTAATTAACCTAATTTATAGGTAAGAGGTTGTTATGACTGATTTATTAAATGCAAAGGTAGAGTTAGAACATTTGTGGAATCATATGTACAAAAAGCACGGTGTGTATACTAATGAGATGGTATATGTAGATAAAGCTATAAATAATTTAAAGAAAAAAATTATTGTGCACGATCAAGAACAAATGAAAAAACGATACCACAATTATACTAAGTAGCTTCTCCAAAGTTTTTACCAAGAGCTACGTCAACAACACTCGGAACATTGAGCTCCATACAATTTTCCATGACAGCTGTAATTTCCTTTATTTGCTTTTCATCAGCTACATTAAAACATAATTCATCGTGTATTTGTAAAATAGGTATCTCATTAAGTTTTTCTTTACAAGCAACAATTGCTGCTTTCGTTTGATCAGCTGCACTACCTTGTATGAGTCTATTAAGTGCTTTGTATGTATAACATCTCTTGATATTATTTCTACCATATTTTGCTACAGCATTCTCAAACTTCTCTGGTGTGTATACTCCAAAGTCTTTTGGCTCCCACATATTAAATCTACACTTTCTACCTTTCTTAGTTCTTATGACACCAGTTTCATTTGCTTTACGCATACAACGATCTGAAAGCTGCTTAACAAAAGGCACTTTGGTATTATATTTATTAATTAAAGCTATAGCCTCTTCATATTCTAAACCAAGCATATTAGATAGTTTGTGTTTACCCATACCATACATCAAACCAAGTCCAATTGTTTTTGCTTGCTTACGCCCTATACCACAAATATCAGCTACTGTTTGATGAAAGTCTGCATCTGCATTTGCATAAGCTTCAACAAGTTCCTGGCTACCTTCATACCCTTCACCGATACTACTAGCATAATGAACCACCAATCTAGGTTCCTGTTGTGAGTAATCGAAACTACCCCATTGACATTTTTCTTCTGGTAAAAACAAACCTCTAATCAATGGACCAAACTCTTTGCTGCGAGCAGGTAGTTGTTGTAAGTTAGGGTTAGACATAGATAGCCTACCAGAAACTGTTCCTCCAGTATCAGATCGTAATTGATTTATCTCACCATAAATACGACCATTATGTTCATATTTTAATATGCTTGATATAAAAGTATTATGAAATTTATTTATCTCTCTGGCTTGTACGATTAATTTACTAAACTCGTGTTCATTGTTTATTAACCAATTTTGTGTAAAACTAGGTTCACCAGATTTTTCTGTTCTTGGATATTCTACATTTAATTTATCGTATGCCCAGGCAACTTGACGAGCTGCCCATATGTCAATATCTTTTCCAACTAAATTTTTTATTTTTACTAACAAATCTTTTTCTCTGTTGACAAAGTCTTTTTGTAAGCCGTGAGCTTTTGCAGCATCAACTCTTACACCTCTCCAGCGCATATCAATTAGTATTGGAAGTAAATCTCTTTCTAACTCCCAAACTGTATTTAAACTTTCTTTGTTTAGTATATGCTTAAACTGTTGCCATAAAAGATACGTCAATCGTGCATCTTGCTCCGCATAATGTCCGACATGTTCAGCTGGCAACTTCCACATCTCTGCTTTCGGATCAACACCAAATGCTTTTGCTGCTTCAACTAAATCTGTTTCTGCTTTTATTTCACCAAGATAATCTTTTGCTAAACTATTTAATCTGTAAGAGTACCTGTTCTCATCAATCAATGCACCAGCAACCATTGTATCCACAATCTCGCCTTTGACTTCAATACCATATGCTCTTAACCAACCCACATCATACTGAGCATTGTGAAATATTTTACGACAAGGTAAAGCACAAATGTCTTGCATATATTTTAACACTTGTTCTTTAATTAAATTACCACCACCAAAATGTTCCATAGGGTAATAACCTTCCCAACCCTCAGTAGCTACAGCAAAACCAACTATTTTTCCTTTACTCATAGCCCAGCCAGCACCTAAACCTTCGTTGATGCCATCATCTCTTGTTTCAAGATCTATTGCGATCTCTTTTGCATCTGTTAAATCCTTATAATCTACTGGTGCAGACCAAATATTCTTCTTATAGTTAAAAACTAGCTGTAAATTAGTCATGTAACCCCCTGTCAGCTTGACTTTCAAATAAAAACCCGTTTAAATGACCACTGAGTGCCTGTAAAAATGTTTTGCTTATGATTCTACCTTGGTTTATCACCTTCAAACATCTCTTTTTATTATTTTCATAGATTCTTCTTCTGTTTTGTTTACAACTATTTGTAATAATAAATTCGTAGCTACAAAAGGGTCTGGACAATGCTTAAAAGTTTGCTCACAAAAGTAAAAGCCTAAAACTTTTATCATATTATGTGGTGACACCTCCGACTCTATATTCTTCATTGCTTTTATTATTGCTTTTCGAACAATAAGCATTTCATCTAATTCTTTTTTATTCTCTTCGTTTTTTTTATTATTAAATAAATAAACTAATTTATTATCGTCTTTATTCATAATCTCTCTCCATAATCATTTCTAAGTAATGTATTGCCTTTTTAATATCATCAGCCCTACCTTTATCCTGATGACGACATACATATTTAATTACATTACCCTCTGCAAACAATAATTTATTTTTATTAATAAATTGTGAAGGTTGTATTTTAAAATTTTGGTAATGTGGACTGCCCTTTGCCCACAAGCTGTTTTTCTTTTTCATGTTCCTCCTTTGTTTTTAGTACAAAACCATCTCTAAGTAAATCAAATAATTTGTGTTCTACCTCTGCCTTTGTCGGTCTCGTTTTAAATTCCATTGTTAAATTAATTTTATAAGCCATTTTTTTTCCTAGTTTGGTAAATCACAATATGCTCTAGGTATACCTAACATTGGTCTACCATCGTATTTATTATCTTTAGCTGCTTTATTATTTTTATCATTATAATGAAAAAAAACTTGCCCACAAAGGTTGCCAGTAAACTTTTCTCTCCAATGTTCACATAAGTTTCCTTTATATATCATCATATCACCAGGTTTTAGTAATACCTTAACACCTTTAGAGCCACCATCACGATAAATTAGTGCATTACCTTCTTGTTTATACCCTCCTAGCATAGTGTTTGGTTCTATGTATATTGCCCATTCATCTCCACCCAAATTCAGTGTAGTTGATATTTCACAACTAAACCGATCCTTGTGACGCTCTAAAATATTACCTTTAATATATAACCTTGCGTAAGAATAATTAGGAACTAACTTTTTATTTATTTCCTTTTCTACAAATTTTGTGCAAGATTGTAATAGAGTTTCCGTAAGCATATCACCATAAACAGCAAAAGCTCCCTCTGCTTGTTCGTCTTGAAAGAATCCCCAATCGTCTGAATTTACTTTATTATTGTCCCATAACCACTTCGATACTTTTGATTTGTTTTTCAAATAATTATATACGAACTCACAAGTCATTGGATCTATTGCTTTTTCAACAACACAATAATTATTAACATCAAATTTATTCATTTTCTCTCCTGTAAATATATAAAATAATCTTTGCCAATAGGATAATTATACCTATAATCACTTGATAATATGTGTAAAGTATCTCTGGCTCTCGTGGCTCCTGTATAATAAACTCTCTTCTCATCGCTCTTGTCACTTGCATCTTTTTTATTTGCAAATGAAGCAGGCCAATTAGTTTTAGAATATAATAAAACATTATTTGCTTCACCACCTTTGACACTATGTATGGTATCAATAATTATTTGAGGCTCTTCATTTAAAGTTTTTTGTCCATAGCGTTGTAATAATCTTAAAAAATATTCTGTCTGACTTGGTGTAAAGTTTCTTTGTAAGATCTCCCACCAATTCTTCGTTGCTGCTTCATCATTTAAATTCAAACCACACCAATCACATAGTCCATCAAAATCATATTTTTGTGTATCTGGTAGATCCACCCAAAATCCTGTGCGCCTGTAGCTATGATCCTTCACTTCTCTTATATACTTCATCATATTTTCAGCCTCTTGTTTAGATACATCTCCACCTTTCGCTACCCTAGTCCAAGCCTTGATAGCTCTCCATTGTTTTGTATCAAATGACTTATTTCCTCTGTTATCAGCAAAGTACAATCCAGCATCTTTTGCACAAGCTCTAAGTTCATTAACTGTTGTATTTACTCTACCTAATATATACCAAGTACCTGGTAATTCAGCTATCGGTATCTCAGCAAAGTTTAGGTATCTTTTTACATAACCATCTTTATCTGTATGCTGATAGTCTTTTTCTATACTATCTAAAATACCTCTTCTAATAATTTGACTAAAATGATGTATGGCTTCACCAAACCTTCTTGTTTTTCTCAATATAACTTTACGCCCTGGAAAATATTTTGTGAAGTATTTAGGATCACTACCATTAAATTTATATATACCTTGGTCATCATCACCAGCAAGATAAACTCTCTCTGCACTTTGAGCTAACTTATACAACACACTCCATTGCAAAGGTGTAAAGTCTTGAGCTTCATCTAATATTAATACTTTAAGTTTGGGAAAGTCTACTTCGTCAATAGTGCGTTCAATCATATCTGTAAAGTCTATGAAGCTATCTTTTTTGTAATGCTTGTAGGTGTCAATCTTTCTTAAATAAACATCCAGGCTATCTAGTTTATGTTGTTCTCTTTTGTATGTAACAATCGGATCTTGCATCATATTTCTTGACTTGTCGTACACACCTAATGACCAATCTTTATAAGTAAAGTTATCATCAGATAATCTTTGATCTGACGTTTTTAATATTTTAGCTTGAAGTGCATAATCTAACATACAGGCCTTAGGATCAAAAACTTCTTCCTCAAAGTATCTTCTACAAAACTTATGTAGTGTTTTGAATCTTGCAAAGTCATCACTGTCATATTGTGGAAAAGCTTTCATAGTTCTTTCAATAGCTGTGTTTACTGCTTTGTTGGTAAAAGATATAAAAGCTATTTCTATTGGCTTTACACCTCTGGCTATATGATTCTTCAATACTCTTTCAACTAAAGTATGTGTTTTACCTGTACCAGGTGGTCCAAATATCTTAATCGTCTTTTTGTACAGAGCCCTGTGTCTTTGCAGCTCTGAATTTTGTGTGGTATTCGTCATCCATCTCACTCATTTCTTTATCATTTTCTTTTTTCTTAACTGTTTTATGTTTTACGAACTCAGGCATCTCTACAGTCCATACGTTCTTTTCTCCTTCGTGGTAGTCTATTCGTTTACAATCTAATAAATTAAGTGCTGCCATAGGATTAGTAAAACTTTTTGTACCACTTTTTTGTAAAAAGTTTGCTAATGTTATCTTCTTAAAATAACATATATTTGTATTACTATCTAGAACCACATAACCATCTTTAAGTTTTTCAAACCTATCTTGTTCTATGTGACTTTCAAAAAACTTCTTCAATACTTCATATCTCTCTTCTTCAAGACTATCCTCATACTTATGATCTGTACTCTCTACAGACTTCTCTACAATTGCTTTCATTAATAATTCAAACAAGGGTGGTCCTTTTCTTGTTTTTGGTAATGTAAGCCAGAACACTCTATATCTTAATAATTTGACTCTCCAACTTTTTTCATCTTTCATATCATCTGGTGTGACTGTAATATGCTGACCCTCATAATCAAATTCAAACCATACATTTTTTGTATCTTGCACATACGTTATGTCAGTAAACTTATCTATGATACTAGGTGTTTCTTCACCTCTCCCTAATTTTCTTGTTTTACATATTTCATAATTACATATCGGTTGATACTCATTATGTTTTGGAGGACACTGATAACCATATCCTTCTTTGTGTATGCTCTTTGTAATTTGTTGTACTTCTGTTGCTGGTAATGGACTATGAAATATAGTTCTATTTCTTTCTTGCATAATTTGTTCTAAATCCACATAGTTTATTCCAGGTCTTTTTCTCATCTCTAACACAGTTACATTATATAAATACTGATGTCTGTTTTTACCTGCCCATCTATCTTGTACTAATTTTTGCACACAGGGTGGATAGTGTTTCCAATCTCTTTCTACTTCATAATCTTCTATCTTATAATTTAAAAAATCTTTTGGAGATATAGCTTTGCTCTTTACTATATCTAAAAACTGACCAACTAATACAGGTGTTCCATTATCATTGTAAGCGAACTCCATAGTTGCATTCATATTAAAGTAAGGCATATTAATTGTTTTATTACACGGATAAATTTCATTCGCCATAAAATATTGTTCGTTAAATTCTTGTAGTTTTGCTCTTACTTTATCTATCTTTATCGAGTTGGTAAAAAACACAAAAAAGTGTAGACCTCCAGACTTAGACAACACAGGCACAAAAGGTAGATTATATTTTCTAATAATATCAATATACTTTTGAGCAGAATAATTTTTATAATCAACAGGATCTAAATCTATACAACTCCATAGACATTCATCCCCAAACTCTGGTTTTAAACCAATACCATACTTACCATCTAAATGATCTTCCCATATCTTTGGTGTGACTGGCTCGTGTTTCGTGACATATTTTGCTTCTTTCTTGCCACTTGTATCGCTCTCTCCCGTAAGAGAGAGCTTTACAAATGACTTTTCGCTAGTAGCAAAAAGCTTATACAATTGTTCGTGCATTAGAATGGAACTTTGTCGCTACTTTTAGCAGTATTCATCTCACCACCTTCTTCAGAACTTGATTCATAATACAAGTTAAAATCTTTAGCAAGATGAGCAAAAGCTTTTGTTTGATCTACTGTAGACTGTTTAGTCAAGTATCCTTCAAACTTTATTTGCCAACCAAAAAATTTATATTTTCCAGACTCTTGTCTAGTAGTATTTAATCTGTACACATTTAAATAAAATGGTGGTATCTGAGCTTTTCCTTCAACCATAACTGTTTTTGATTTTAGTTTTTGTAACCATTCATTACTCTTTTTCTTTTGAGTAGACTTCATAGTTATCATACCTTGATCAATAATATTTTCATCTTTATCAATGACCATTACAAACCAGTTACCTGTATCCTCTACATAATTACCATTAGGCAATATATCTTTATTACCACTTCTGGTAAGACCAAGAGGTTTATCTTTATGAACTGCAACAGGTCTATTATTACCCTCCTGCATTTCTTTCCATTCATTAAAACTTCTTTTATAGTAAACAGGCACCACTTTAAATCCCTCTTTACCATCGTAAGCTTTCTCACTTGTTTGGTTAAATATACAACCTTCACTTACAGGTGTGCCACTTACTGTAGTTTCAATGTCAGGCATATTACTAGAGTATAGAATTTTAATAAGAGGAAGTTTAAACTCATCCTCCGATGCTTGTTCCATACCTAGCCCAGCATCCTCTATCCAACTACTACTTGCTATGGATAGTTCGTTCTTATTTTTTACCGCTACTTTGTTCATGTTTCTTTCCTTTCAATTTTAGTTTCGGTTTTCAAAAAAACATTAAATAACTCATCATTAAATTCTTTGTTATCTTTTTTCAGTACATTTATATGTGCCTTTAAAGATGCAGCATTTACTGACGGCTCTAATGTTACGGGGTGTCCCTTGTTTTCTAAATCAGACTTTAAAGACTTTGCTTCATTATCCTGTCCTTTAGAAAATACAATAGACAGCTCGTTCTTTATGAGAGAGTCGTGACCATTGTTAGATAAGTAATCAAGACATTGTTGTCTTCTCTCAGCTAACTCTGGTTTCCTCATCGAAGCTTTTAATGTTGGTATATAACCAGTATAAAAACTTTTTACTTTAAGTTTTACTCCCTCTGTTGTGACAAATTCTTGCATACCCATATCTTTCATTTTAGTGGGTATATCCACTTCAGATATTTGTCTTTGTTGTTGTTTTAATGTAGATAGAGCAGACTCTAAATCTTCGATTGCTTTCTCATTTTTAAGTAAGTCGGCAGCTAAAGAACTTAGCTCTTTTAGTTGATCATCCGCTACATTAACTTCTAGTTTAACTTCTTCTTGTTTCATGTTTACCTCCGTTGATTTTTTAAGATAGAATTTTATACTTGTAAAGTCAACAAAAAAATCCTAGAATTATGTTTATGTCACACATTTACAAGAGAAAGCCCTTGGAGCACCAAAGAGAAGCTTTACTAAAAAGCTGGGATAAAAAATATTATTTATATCTTATGGGTATGGGTACAGGTAAAACAAAAGTAGCAATTGATAATGCTGTGTACTTATATAATCAAAAAGAAATTAGCTGTGTTTTTGTTGTCGTGCCAAATAGCATTACACACAACTGGCTAAAAGAAATAGATACAGATAGTTCAGCAAAGAATATGAAGTATTTATTTCGTAGAGATTCTTTTGATTATAGTTTTAAAGATGCTTTGAATTGGTACATTATGAATGTAGAGGCTTTATCTCACGCAAGTGGTGTTAAAGTGGCAAAAAAACTTATAGATAAATATGCTGATAAAATGTATATGGTTGTAGATGAGTGTACATCTATTAAAAACCACAAAGCTAAAAGAACAAAAAATATTATTAATATATCAAAAAAGGTTAAATATAAAAGAGGTATGACAGGATCACCTACCTCTAAAAGTCCATTAGATTTGTATGCACAATGTGAATTTTTGAAAAGTGAGTTACTTGGTTTTAAAAGTTACTATGCTTTCAGAGCCAGATACTGTTTATTAAGACCTTTATCAAGAGAGGGTTTTAGGCAAGCTATGATACCTTATGATTACCAAAACATCCCTGAGTTATTAGCAAATGTAAAACCTTTTTCTTATAGAAAAAGAAAAGAAGATTGTTTAGACTTGCCACCAAAAATACACGTGAAAAGAGAATTATTTTTGTCAACAGAACAACTTGACGTATATACGCAATTAAAAAAACACGCAAGAGCAGTAATACTAGATAAAGAAGTTAGTTACACGAATAAGCTAACAGAGATATTGAGGTTGCACCAGGTATGTTGTGGTTTTTACAAATCTGACCAAGGTGAAATACAAGATTTAAAAAACCCAAAGATAAAAGAACTATGTAACATACTAGATGAGACAGAAGGTAAAGTTATAATCTGGGCAAACTATATTCATAATATAAATGAAATAATAAAAACTTTGAAAAAACAATATCCTTTTGATAAATGTGTTTCTGTATACGGAGCTGTAAGTGTTACTGACAGAGATAGAGCAGTCAATGATTTTCAAAACGACCCTAATACAAAATTTTTAGTAGGTAATCCTGCAACAGGTGGTTATGGTTTGAATTTAACTGAAGCTCAAACAGTAGTGTATTTTAGTAACAGTTATGATTTAACAGTTAGAGAACAATCGGAGGATAGAGCTCATAGAAAAGGGCAAACAAAAAGTGTTACTTATATAGATTTAGTTATGAAAGGCACTATAGATGAGTTTATTTTAGATGCTTTGAATAAGAAGAAAAGAATGTCTGCTCAAGTTTTAGGAGAAGAAGTGCTTAACTTTTTGTAATACGCATAAGCTCTATCCATCCATTTATTTTCATATTCTAACAACTTATCTTCATCCATAATAAATTGTTGATACTCATAATTTCTAGTGCAGATAGCTATGAGACCCTGAGTAATCTCTCCATAGTATGCTTTGTGTGCTAAAGAATATGCTGCAATTTGATAATAGTAATCTTCAATCCATTCTTCTTTTTTTAATTTATTAGCTTGTTTAAAATCTATGATTGTAGGTTTATCATCATAAAGTCCTACTACATCAGTTTGACCCGCCCAAGCCATCTTTTTTGGATCAGGATATAATGAGGGACAGTATTCTTCATACATAAGATGTACTTCACTACCCCAAATTTCTTTTAACTTACCTAAATTTTCTACAATAGTATGGGCCATCAATCTTGATTGATTACCTTGTGGTGTTAAATTCAAATACGGAATTGCTTGACAATATTTTTCTAGAACTAAGTGCATCTCAGTACCTCGTCTGGCAGCATCTACCGTGATTCGTGTAGCTTGTTCCTCACCAACTCTTTTTCTCCACTGAGCTAATGACTTTTGTTTTTCTTCACTTTGTGTTGCAGAAAGTATTGTTGTAACAGAAGGATGTTTTTTACCATTAACATTATAGGTTCTAATCTCCTCATCATTTCTAGAATATGCTTTGTATTTATATTTATCTACAATTTTAAAATCACAGATAAGAAAGCCATTTTTATTTCTTTTTATCTGCATATAAGTTATCGAAGGTTGTTTCCCAATCCATATAACTATCGTGCTCCTCTGCACTATGTGTATATTGACTTGGTATAAAATCTGGTGGTCCTTCACCAGTAACCCACATAGCAGGTGAAGTTACACGAACTCTATTGTTAGGTAGAGCCACCATACAACCTTTATATGGTCCGTTTGTTAAATGTAATACGTGACTTTGTTTGTGTTGTGCTGGATCATCAGCTATTTCATTACCTGTATAATCCACAGTAAAATGATATTTACCTGTATAAAACTCCCCATCTATTTTACAGATCCACGGACTTGAGCTCGTTCTATCTATAGTTATTATAGAATGTTGTCTGCTAGAACAATCCCATGGTTGAGCGAGATGAGTGGCGATGGGAGGGGGCCAGTCATCAAGTGGGTCATCATAAACGAGAGACGTAATTGGTAGGCGAGCCCACATTGCCCCACCATGGGGGTTTTCCAGACGATTGTCTTCATCTTCACAACCAGTAAAGATGACTTGGAAGGATAGACATCTATCTGGAATAGTTGTAACAGCCACCGCTAAACCATGTAGGTAATCTCCGTGATACCTTCGATGGTTTACTGTAAACTCTCTTCGCACCCATACTTTAAAGTATGGAATATTTGATATTAAATTTCCCATACCTTACTATAAGTATAGGATTATTATTTATCAAGTTATTTTTTATTCTTCATATTTTGCATAGCATTGTTAATATCTTTTACTGTTAGTCTATCCCCGCTTGCATTTTTTTGTGCCATATTATATATTCTTTTTAAAACTGCCGCAGACATACCTCCAGATAAACTTGCTCTTCTTTGCATAAATTTACCAGCACTAGCTCTCATCATTCGTGCACCACCTTTTGAGTAACCTTTCGCCATTTTACCGCCCATAGCTCTCATCATTCGTGAGCCACCTTTTGAGTAACCTTTAGCCATCTTACCACCCATAGCTTTCATTACGCCACCACGCATTTTACCAGCTATTTGAGTTTTTCTACCAAAAGTATTCTTTAATGCTGCTCTTTTTTCTTGTTGTTTTTTAGTTGGACCAAGTTTTTTAAAATCAGATGCACCTCTTTGTGCTTTTGCTTTATCAGCTGCTGTAGCTTTAATTGGTTTTGGTGGAAGTTTTAGTCCAGCACCTGCTCTAATTTTATTTTTATCTTTGATACCAGGGTTCATAGACATAATTTTAGATACTGTAGTACCTCTAGCCTTTGCAATACCTGAAAGTGTATCACCTTTTTTTATTTTATATGATCCTTTTGTCTTAGGGAATGCCATATTTCTCTCCTTTGTTTTTTAAATAGCTATTTAATATTCATTTATTATACATCTCTTCGTCTTCTATTTCAATCCAGTTACCTCTCATTTTTTTGTAGTCCAAATAAAGCTCTGTATCAGCCCAATCTCTACCTTCGTTCATACATATGTAAAAATATTTAGGCTCATATATCATACAACTATTATCATCTTCGTAAGTATTGTGAGCCATAAGAGGTTGACCTAAACTTACAAAAAATTTAAAAGTAACTCCAACAGCCACACCTATGAAAGCAAGAGTAACAACAGTAATTAATCCGTATTTAATATATTCTTCGATTTCTTGTCTTTTCTTGAGCCTTCTAGCTCTTTCTTCTTTGATAGCTTGTTTCTTGGCATCAATACGTTTTTTTCTCTCTTGTAGTATATACTCCCAAGTTCCTGGCCCGAAGCGTAAGTTCACTAGGTTCTTTAGTTCATTCATTTGCTCACGAGCTAATTTAGCGTCAATAACCTCTTTTGCAATATTCTCGGTTGCAAAAACATCGACATTTGCCTTATCACGAGCTTTAATAGTTTGTTGCTCACCCATCATAGCCTTATCAATATGACCTATAATGTCTCCTATATCATTGCAAGTTTGTATCTGCTGTTTAACGAAGTCGACACTTTTCTTAACTAGGGCTATGCCCGCTAAAGCTGTGGATATAGGTTCAACCATTTTGACGCTCAATAAACCTATCTAGTTTTTCTTCTAATCTACGAAGTTGTTCTAGAACTTGAGTAGTCTGTGACTGTGCATCGTCACGAGGCAGGTACTCTTCCCTGGTTTTATTGAGCAGGATTTGTAATCTTTTGACTTCCTGAAACATTTTATTAAATGCCCAACCACAAGCGGACAACAGAACAGTCAATAATATGTTCCATAACATCATATTATCCACGTTGAACTCCTTGTCTAGCTATAGCTTGTCCTGAAGCATCTTGTGGAAATAAGAAACTATAGTTTTGAACAGTGTTTACTTGAGTGTTTTGATTTGCTGGTACTTGGCTCGGCATTGTTTGACTTACTGAAACTTGTGGTTCTATTACGTTTTGATCTAAATTTTGAGATTGTGGCTCTAATGCTTGATCTTCTGCTTCATTTTGTTCTACTGCATTTATATTACCTCTCATTGTATCAATAATTTTATCTCTATCTTCTGGTTTAGCATATTTAAATTGTAATATTTCAGGAAAAGCTTGTTCCAAAACATTATCTGGCAACTGAAATACATTAAACTGAGGTGTGTCTATTGTGTCCATATTATCTAAATATGTGTTTATATCTTGTATGGATATTTTATCAGGATCTAATTTTATTTGATCTTTGTTTTCATCATCTAAATAATTTAAAGCTATAGCAAGGTTTCTTGCTCTTTTAGGTCCGTAATAATCTCCAAGAGGTTTCGTAGGATCTACTATACCTAAGACGCCTTTTTGCCCTGGACCTGTAAAAGGAAACTTAACATTGTTTGGGTCCATCAAATACTTTCTTTCTTGTTCAGTTAAAATACCTAATAAAGCAGATGATTTTTTTGGATCTGCTATTATAGCACCCATCTGTCTACCCAAAACAGCAGTTAATATACCAGGGAATATACCAGTGCCTGTCATTAACATACCTGTAGCAGCTACTCCAGCAACAGCTCTAGCACCAACTAAAGCTGCTCTTCTTCCTAAGAAAGCTGTAGGATCTGTAAAACCTAAACTACTAGCTGATTTAAGAATAGTAACTGTATCTCTAAAATTTGTGAAAGCTTTGTCTCCAATTAACTCTCTTAACGCATCCTCTTTTACTTGCTCACCTAAACCTAAGTTGTCTGCAAATTTAGAATAATTAAAATCACCCTGCACTAAATCAAACTTAGAAAAGTCAATTTTTTTTGAACTTTCTCGTATTGCATCTTCGATCTGTTTTCTTACAACTGGGTTCGCAATGTAATTAGGATTTTTAACTTTTATTAATTTACCATCTTTACCAGTTTTTTGTAAAAATTCTGATCCTATTGATTGAATTTCATTAGCTAACTTTTCAGGCTCAACAGGGTTAGATGCACCTTTTGGTAACATTTCATCCAAATATCTATAGCCAGTCAAACCATTTTTTTTCAATGTTTCTCTTGCTGCTAACAAGCTACCACTAAAAATACTCTCTTTTGATATAGGATCTAGAGCATCCATAAAAGAATCAAAGATGTGTCTACTAGCTAGTTTTTTCATATATTTTTTTGCATAAGCTGCTAATTCTGGGTTTTGTGTTTGATTAACACCTATAATATCTTTAAATTGTTTGATTGTTTCTGCATCATAACTTTTTAATACGTTGTTTTGTATTACCTCAAATTGCTTCAATGGTGTGGTATTAACTTGTGGAGCGTTAACCATTCTACCTGTTAAGTAAGAGCTATTGTTACCACCAATACCTTTTCTTAAATTTTGTGCTAAATCTTTTTCAAATATATTTGTAAAGTCAAAATACGTTTTATTAGCAGCTGTCAACAACTCTTTATATTCTTTCATTCTTTGTTTAGCTTCAGGTATAGTTAAATTGCCTAAATTAATGTTTTGTTGTTGAAAAATTTCATCTCCTACTTTTTCTGCTGCTGCCATATCATGATCTAAAGCTAGTTTAAATCTTGAAAGTAATCCTTGTGTTTGCTCATTAGCAAATTGTTTATTTTGTGACAAAAAATTTATCGATTCTCTAAACCTTCTATGGTCATCAAATTTAATATAATCAAAACTTAAATCACCAGCATCATCTGTCATTGAACCTGCATATCTTCTTAAAGCTTCTATCAATCCTGGATTTACTCCAGTCATTTGTGCAGCAGTTTTTGTATCCTTCATTTGCTCTAAAATTTGTTTAAAAGTTCCACCTCCAAATAATGATTTTAAAGAGCTTTCCATCTCAGCTTTTGTTGAAGACGTTGGTACAAATCTAAAATCACCACCAGCCTCTACTGTTTTTGTCAATTGACCATACTGTAATGCTATAACTCTATTTCTTTCTAAATAATTTTTTCTTATCTGTGCTGTACCTTCAGAGCCAAGTAATTCTGCGAAAGTAAAAGGAGCTAAAGTTTCTCCCTCTGCCAATGTTTTTTGTAGTGTAGTTTCTAATTGTTTTTGTGTAAGCTTTCTACCTGCTCCTCCTATGTATGGAGTAACACCTAATATTTTAAAAAAGTTTTTAAATAATGATCCAGTACCAGAATCTTGAGCTAATTGTGCAATATTAAGTTCCATACCTTTTTCTTTAGCTAATTTAGCGAGTTGCACGACCTCAGGATTATTTAATCCTAGTAGTCTTTTCAAACCACCTCTTCCCATTTTTACTGCGTAATAACCAGCTGTAGTTCCTGCCACTCCAAATATAGCAGAGTTAGCAAAAGCTGCTCCAGCATCTACTATAGATTGTGCAGGTTGTGGTAATTTTTTGTATTCATCATCTGTAATTTCATTTAAATCTAATAAAGAGTCAGCTCCTACATTAGTTGCTACGTTAGCTAAATCATAAGCCACAGAGCCAGCGGCTGCACCTGTTGCACCTAAACCTATGGATTGAGCCTCGACTCGTGCTCCTGTTCTCAATAAACTTTGAGCATCATCTGTTAAACCACCCCCTCCACCAATTGATTTCGGAGCCATTTGTCTAGCAAAAGATGTAGTTTTTAAAGCTGTGTTTTCAAGTCTTGCAGCTAATCTTGGCATTAATCTACCTACTGCACCAAAACGTCTACCTACTACTTTAGATACAGCTCTTTGAAATTTAGAACTGCTTTTAATAAATTTATCTAACTTAAAATTTTCTTTACCTTCTGGTGCCATAAACTTCATACCCTTCACACCTTTTTCTAAGTCTTTGGCGATAGCTTCTTTGTTCATAATATAAGGAGTAAATGATCCTATTACGTCACCTACTAACTCATAATCAGCTCTTTCGTTAAACATCGTTCCTATAATAGGAACATCTATACCTTTCATCGTTCCTTCTTCAACAGCTTGTTCTGCAATTTTAGCTTTATTAAAATCTTGTGCAGTTTTCATAGCTGTCGTGTTAGGTGATTTTAATACACCAGCTTCAATAGCTTGATCTAATACTTTTCTTTGTTTATTATCTAACTTGCTAATATCTATTTCATTATTATCAAGTTTCTTTTGTATATCTGCTAAAGTACTTTGTTGTGTTTTTTGTTCAGCTTCAGCCATTACAATCCTCCTAAATATTGTGCTACATCTGCTTCAATATTTCTTTTTGCTATAGCTTGTTGTCCTTGTGTCAAAGATGTAAATGAAGGATCTCGTTGTCTTTGCTTTAACTTCCAATTTTTTACCTTTTCAGTGTTTTCAAACGAATGTATTATATCAGAGCTACCTCCAGCTGATTCATAAGCTAATGCTGCTGTTTCAAATTTTTGATTTAATTCCGTACGCAATGTTGCATATCTTGCCTGTGATAAATCAGCACCACCAAAAAATGTAAATATTTGAGTTGAAGCAGCAGCCGCATCAATATCTTTTTGTGTTAATCTATCTTCTGATTTATTTGCATTAGCAATAATATATTTCATTCTATTTTCAATAATCATAAGTCTAGCTATATCTCTTGCAAACTCAGCTTTTTTATTAGCATCTGCATTATTAAACTCATCTTGATAATCAGGGTGCATTTGAGATACAGCATTTTTATATGCTTTTGATTTGTAACCCTCCTTTGACAATAATGCTTGCACATCTCTATCTAATCTTTTGTTGTCTTTTTCAATCCTACCTAGTATATCATCCATACTATCACCAGTAGTAGCTTTGTTACCATCAGCATACTGAGCCATAGTGAGTTTTTGTAGTTGACCATTATAATTATTATCTGCTAAATCTTTAAGAGAACCAGGCACTGTTCCTGGTACTGCATTAGTCATCATACCAAAAACATCTTTAACAACACCTCCAAACTGTACTCCAAATTTTGCAGTAACAGCAGATGCTCCTAAATCCATCTCACCTTTATTTAATATATCAAACACCTCATCAACATATTTTAAACCTTGAGATGCTGATGTCATGTTAGCTAGAGCTGATCTCATACCTTTTGAATCTGTTTCAATATCAGGAGCATTATACAAAGCTCTAGCATCATCTCCTACCGCAGGCACAAATTGATAACTATTAGTTTGAGGATTCCATTTTTCTACTAACATATCTCCTGATTCATTTCTAGCGACTTTGATAGTTCTATACCCAGTTGCTGTATTACCAGGTACTCTTTTCATAGAAATTTTATTTGGCTTGTTAGCCTCTCTTTCTGCTTTTGCTAAATCAGCTTCTATTTTTCTTTCTTTTTGTAAATTATCTAAATATAACTCAATAAATTTTTGTCTTTCCTGTATGTCTAAATTTTCTGTTCTTTGAATTTGTTGTATGTTTTGTGCTAAAGCACCTCTTTCTAACTCATCAAAAGTATCATTTGCTTGTTGTTCATACTGCATATATTGAGCTACGAGTTGTTTTTTTTCTGCTTGCTCTTGTGCATTTATAGCTTGTAAATCATCTGCTATCTCAACACCTGCTTTACCAGCAACATCTAATAATCCAGCAAAACCACCTTGAGATGTCGTGCCAGTCATCATATTCATAGCCCATTTAAACAAAGCTATATTTTTTGATTGGTCATCATCTTCTCCTGTGTAATCAGTAAAAGCTTTTTTGTATTCATCAAAGCTTTTAATTTTATCTCTTTGTTCAGCTATTTTATTTTTATAATCTTCTAAAGCATCATTAGATCTTTGAAAATCACTTTTTTTAATTCTTAATTTTGAAAATAAATCTCCAACAGAACCTCCAAATTGAGAGTATCCTTTATACCCTCCTACATCTCCTGTTGGGTTATCAGTGGTTGTTAGAGCATTGACTGCACCTTTATGTGCCTCTTGTATTCCTATTTGTGGGTTACCTCCATCTTCAATAATAGTCTTATCGTATCCTTTTTTAAATTCATCTCTAACCTTCTTTTGTTTTGGAGTTAAATTAGGAGCTGTTGTCACTGTCGCATTGTTATTTACAGTTGAAGCTGCTTTAGAATCTGCCGCAGCAATCAAAGCGTTATTCATATCATTTACTCCCTGAACAGGCCATTGACTGGTATCAGATGTGCCGTACATTTTTGTAAACTGATCTAATATTTTTTGTTGCTCAGGATTTACCCCTAAATCATTTATAACTTGCATAGTTTCATTACTAAAAGCAGGAGATATTTGCATAGGGTCACTATCATCAGTTATTGCTTCTTTTCCTATTTGTAAGCCTGTCAAAGGTAGAGCATATTTAGCTTGTCCTAATTTAGCTAAAGGTCTGTTTTCTCTCATAATTGCTTCTTGTGCTTCTCTTCCACCACCTCTTCCAGAAGTTAGTAACCTTCTACCACCTCTTCTCATCATACCAAAACCACCTAACCCTAAAGCACCACCAATAGCTTTATCAAATAGATCTGCTTCAGGATCATCAAAAGTGTCGATACCATAACCAGCCTCAAGAGCACCACCCCCTAAATCTCCTATACCACCACCGTATCTTTGAAATCTAGATCCTTTTGTCATAGGACCGATTGATGAGGGGTCCATAGTAATTTGTTGCTGTCGCATAGGACCTTGCATAGGTCTTCCAGGTATTCTACTTATTAATCTTCCAATACCTCGTGATCCTACTATTCTTGCTGCTGCTGGTATCAAAAATTGAAACATTATGCCACCACATTAGTCCCTTTACCTCCAGGACCTACCATTTGATATGCACTATAAGCACCCACACCAGCCCCTATTGCTTGTGCAAAAGGATTAGTACCTGGTCCTGTAGTCTGTGTTACTTGTGAAGCAGCAGTTGGTAGTGTTGTCATAATACCTTTTGCAAACTCCATTCTTTGAAATGGTTCGTAGGTTCGTGCAACGTCTGTCGCTCTTTGTGCTGCTAAAGTTCTATCAGCTATTTGTCTTTGTAACGCACCTGCCTGACCTAATTGAGTTATATCTTGTTGAGCTGCAACTTTTTGTTGAGCTGCTGCACCCATCAATGATTTTCCTGTACTTAATGCAGCAGCAGTTTGAAATTTTTGTTGTGCTTGAGCTGCACCTAGAGCTTGTTGAAAACCAGTAGCTTGTAATTGTCCAATAGTGCCTAGTCTTCTTTGCTCCATTTCTGCACGAGCCACACCTTCTCTACCACCACCAAAAGCACCTGCTCCAATAGCTTGTGCTGATAATTCATTTTGTTTCATTGCTGCTTGTCTGTTAACTTCATCAATAACATATCTTTGGTATGGATTCATAAAAGCATCTATGTCAGGTTGTGATGTAGCTATGAGATTGCCTTGTAGTATAGAACCAATACCTGCTGTTAAAGTTGGATCTCCTACACCTGTTTCACCTGCCTTTTCAAAAGCTCGTTGTTCTAAAGGACTTGGACCTGCTACTTCGTAAGCTGGAACTTCAATAGGTTGTGAAGCTAATTTCATAGCCTCATCGTATAAGGCTAGTTTTCTACCTTCAATCTCTGGAGCTTCTCTAGTAATGTTTGTTTGTGTTCCAGTTTGGGCACCACCGCCGCCGCCACTGCTGCCGCCACCGCCACCTCCGAAGATAAAACTCATTTTATTTCCTTTCTAAGTAATACTGCTTTTTTTTCATACCCTGGTAAAGCTCTTTCCCAACCACTCCTACCTAATATATCAATACAATTGTAATATCTAGATTTTGCATATTCTACTATTGCTTTTTCTATTTCAATAAGGTCTTTCAAATCACCCCCTGCTAAACCAATTCTAAGTGTATTTTTAATTGATGCTGTAACTGCTGCACTCTTGTTTCTTTGAAATAATTGAAACTCACCTTTTTCCAAACCCTTCTCTATGTCTTCTCTAGAAGCTTTATCCCCTATCTTAGCAGCAGGTTCTAAAACTTCCCAAATTTCATCAGTAAGCTTCATTAGCTCACCATATCATATATTCTCTTCAACTGATCTTGTTGGTTATAAAAAAACTTTGCACCTACTTTTCTCATTTCTTTAAAATCTTTAGGATCTGCTCCACCCATAATACCAGCACCTAATACTGCATCAGCTCTACTAACAAACTCTCCATCCGCTAATTGTGCAAGCATTGTATCTTTGTCTTTATCTGCCATATCAGTAGCATCTTCAATATAGCCAGATGCTCTCACATAATTTGTTGTATCTTTTTCGTCATGATCTAATTTACTTGGTAGATATTGAACTCCACCACCTTCTCTAAATTTAGGTATTGCTTCTACTATACCACCTTTTGAGAAAGCATAATTTTGATTAGGTTGACTGTAATCATATAAATTTGCGAATTGTTGGTTAGGTTGTCCATAATCAAATCTATCTCCTAACCCTTTGACTTGTTCTCTACCTTTAGAATATTCCATAGCATATTCACTCTCATCAAATAAAGGGCCTACTTTATCTGTTTGTTCAGGACTCATCATCATCAATGGTGCTGTTACCGCTGCTGTTCCTGCTATTTTAGCTCCTTTAGCAGATAAACCTAATGTTTTTGCTAAACCTGTTTGAACTCCAGGATTAGCTGCTGTACTCATCATTGTTCCTGAAGCTGTTTGCACACCACCTGTAACTCCTGCACCTCCTAAAACACTAGGTGCTGCGTATCCTGCACCAGTTCCTAGTGCTGCACCTATCATCATATTTTTTAACATATCTCTATTTGATCCACCTGAGGCCTTTGTGTATAGTGCCCCGATACCTGCTCCGATTGCCATAGCTAAAACTGGAAATGCCATAATTGCTCCTATAGTAGTATTTACTATAGTTTAACTGTTTTTATCTGGCTTATCAATACCCACAGCTACCATTTCATCTATTAGCCTTCCTGTGAATTGATGTTCACCAACATGGGTAATATATTCATTAATCAAAGCCATACATTTCCCCCCTATTTTTGTCCATAATCTTGAAAAAGCAAAGTCTTCTCCTAAATATAACTTTTCTTCAGGATCATAGTATGTATCAAAAAAATTATATAAGTTTTTACGAAGTTGTTTCTCTCCATCAATCATCGTTTCTTGTTTTATTGTCAAGTCTGGATATGCTTTTTTCATCTTTTCTAAAGCTTCTCTTTTAATCAATAAACAACCTGTCATAGAGTGCGATAGTTCAATCATACCATTCGTTACTGTAATATCATCCTCTTTGTCTTTAATTCTAACAGGAAACATATTACCACTTGTTTTTGCTTGTGTAGAGTTCATACTTGGTATACCTCTCCACTTGTTTAAAACTTTGTCCCATTGTATTACTTTCATAGGATATGGAATACTTAATACCTCTTGATCTTTTTCTATCATTTTAAATATAGAATCAGCATTAAATAATATATCACTGTCTATAAACAATAAGTGTGTATAACCAGAGTTTAAAAACTCGGATACACATAAATTTCTACCTTGTGTTACTAAAGATGATTTCATTAGCTGTAACATAATAGGTATTTTTTTCTCATTACATTGTGCCTGTAATTTAAAAACTGATTGCATATAGTGTATGGACACTTCACTGTGTACTGGTGTAGCTACAAACAATTTTATTTTTTTATTATCTATCCAGTTTGCATCTGGTGTATATATGGGTTCATGATTTTGCATTTAGCACTCCTTGTAAAAAACTTGTCCACTCTAATTTCTTCTTTTCCCAATTGTAAAATCTTTTAACAAAGTTTTGTTGTGTTTTTAGATGATCAAGAACCTCTGGCTCGTGAAGCGTGGATACTGCACCACGAATAGCGTGAGCGAAAGCAGTAGCTAAATTACGATAATTTTTATCATAGGTTACATAAACAGGAAACTCGGAGCAGGTTTCATACAAAGCACCAAAGTTTGTAACTATACACATCAATCCTGCTGCCATAGCTTCAAGAGCTGCATTACAACTTGTTTCTTCCCATATACTAGGGTACGCAAACATATGGTAGCGATATATATATTTTTGTATAAAAGAATGATCTTTATAACCTATATAATTAACATTTTCCAATTTTCTTGCTTGTTCGTACAAAGGCTCATAAATATGTTCATTTGCTTTTTCAAAATCTTCACCATATATTTTACAACTACTAAATACATCTAGATGCACATTACAATCTTTTAATTGTTGCATAGCTCCTAATAATACATTTAACCCTCTCCAAGGAGTGACGTGAAATAACATACGAACCATATCCCCTTCTTTGTAAGGTAATATTTCTGGAAAGTTAGTTACACCGTTTTTAATAACGTGACATTTATGTGTAGGCACATCAAACTTATATCTAAATTTTTCATAGTTCCAATGTGAGTTAAAAACATACCAATCAAATTTATCGTGATTACTTTTATCTTCAAACCAAGGATAAATGTTTGGTTGATCGTAGCTATTTTTTTGCCATAAAATATTAATTTTGTCTTCTAAGATAGGCACCTTACCTGGTATGGATGTACAAATTTGAAAGTTGGATAATAATTTCTCATCTACATAATGTGACAAAAAATGATGCTGTAATTCTGTTCCACCCCTAGGTAACATTAAGCACCATACTCTAATAATATCTCTTCGTTCTTTTTAATTTTTCGTGTAGTAAAAACATTGTAAATTAAATAATCATCCCAATCTCTAGTAATTTGTAAAACACAATTTGCATTTTTTGAATGATTTATAAAACCACCTAAAGGAGTTCTTATGTATTCTAGTATCATAGGCACTTTAATATGTGTAGAACCTAAATCCATATTTTTTTTAATTTGAACGTTTGCAAAAATACCGTGTCCGTGAATATCGCTTTTTCTTATTGATAAATTATCAGGTAGAGGATTGTAATAAAATTTATTATATTTTATCTTCATTTTTTAGTATCAGACTCTAAAGACAAAGCTTCTGGCGGCACAATGACTTTAATGTCAGTAACTATATCCTCTTGTTTTGTATCCGTATTAGGGTTATTAACATCGTGTTCAGCGTCTTCTTTAGTAGCATAAACCAAATTACTTTTTTTGTTTCTATAAACTTCTTCAGTTGTACATTGTATTTTTTTCATTTGTAAAATATCCCATATTTATGAATAATTTTCAACAAATATTTATCCACTCTCTAGTTTGAGGAGGATCATCTACATCTTTCGACATAGGAAAACTTATAGATAATCTTTTTGATATAGATGTTGCTTGATGAACTATATTTTTAGGAATGTATATTACATCTCCTTCATTTAAAATAATATCTATCATAGGTTTTTTATCTGTAATTACTTGACGTTCTCCTTCATACAAATACACATCCCATATTTTAAAATTAGTTTGACCAGCTACTTGCACGATTATGTTATCTGATCTATCCCAGTGTTTATTTAAGCTTGTATTTTTTTCTCCTATGTGTAAATCAAAATAAATATGTGCATCTACAGCAGCTTTGTTTTGTTTTTCTAAATAATCACATATTGTATTAATATTTTTATTAGCTCTAGACATATCAGAAATCCAACATACTCCTTGTTCTATAACTGGTTTTATACAATCTGCTGGTATAGATTTATGATCGCTAACCCAAGGTGAGGATTGCCATCTTATATTATTATGATCAGCTGTCGTGTGAAATCTGTCCACGTTTGTAAGTGGTCTTATGTTTATTAAAGTTTCTAGTTCTTTCCAACTAAACAAATCGTAACAAACCTTTTCTTTATAGTTTGGTTTATTTTCTTTTATACAATCTAATATTTTATGTAAGCCAAGTGACAATGCTATATCTGCACCCTTTCGTTATAGTAGTAACTTGATGAGGATATAAAAAATTACTTGGAAATAAAATTATATCTCCTGCTTTTAAATCTGGTTTAGAATATGGTTGGTCATTTAAAGGATTAAAAAACACTACATCTCCACCTTCATATTTTTCATTTAAATTTATAATTATAGATATAGTTCTGTTAAGAGCAGCAGCATGATCAACGTGTTTAATGTAAAAATGACCCTTTTCGTATTTTAAAAGATTTACTTCGTGCAAATGCAATCTTCCTAAAAATTTAAAACGTTTTGAAAATTCCAACATAGCCTCTTTAACAGCATTTTCTACTATTTTAAAATATGGAGGAGCACCATAATCATTAGGATTTAACCAATGGGATAAAACATTTCTTGTCTTAGTTTCAGTTATAGGTTTACCATGTTTACTCATAACTTCTGCTTTTGTCTTACAATGTTTATCCATATAAGAAATCATTTTTTTACAATCTTTTAATGATATAACTTTTTTAATGTGAAAAAGGGCTTGATGAATTTGCATTATCCGTTTGAATCCGATCGATTTATTTCTAAGATAGCACAAGTACCTTCAAAAACATTACCAGTATCTGCTTGAAGTTGTAACTTGTCGTTTTCTTCTAATATAATAGTACCATCAGGGTCAAGAGCTATTGTTCAAAATATACACGTTGCTAATGTTGGTTCAGGTAACCACGAAATAAAAGCTTTTATATACGATAATTCTGTAACAACAGCTTTTCAGTTTGCAGAGCATACGGTAAATTCTGGTAAC